TCCCGCCCGATAGCCGACGTGCGCAGGTTCCCACGACCTTTTCTCACCGCCAGTGGCTCGATGTTGCGGTAACGCATGAATCAACCGGTCCCCACCAATGGCCGCTGTTATGGCAGTATCGGCCACAGGTCCGTATTGTCGTAGGTATCCACACCTGGTCCCTGTGTCCCGAATCGGTGAACTTTTTTGGCAAGCATCATTTTGAGCGCGCTCATTTTGCGCTGGAGTTGACGCTCGATTTCCGCACGCCGTTCGCTTTTGGCTTCGTTCGCGAGCACATCTAACGACGCGTAACAGGCGACTACGTGCTTGATGAGCCGCGAATACTGCGGCAGTACCTCGTATACCGTGGTGTCATCAGGGGCGGTGGTCCAATCGGGCCGCAGAGTCACCACCCGCGTTGCGGTGTTGTACGCGGATGCGATGCGCTCTTGGCCGGCGCCTGTACCACTAAGCGTGCGGACCGTGTAGCCCGCGTAGGCGTGCGGGCGAATGTCGAGTGTGCCGTCTGTTGGACTGGCCGGAAACGTAATCGAGTCGGCCGCTCCAGCAGCGGCAGTGGCGGTATGAATAGATACGTCACCTGCCGCGACATACAACACCTCCAGTGTCTCAGCGGTGCGATTGAGGTGTTGAAACCGCAGTATGTTACCCTCGACCATAAATCCGTCGCCGCGAAATGTGTACGGGTTAGTGGGCCAAACTTCGTGGGTTGGAATACCAGTATCCAAATCAATTTTTGCAATCCGCCAGATTTCAGCCATGTTGCATGGCAGCAAGTATTCTTGTGTGCCCTGTACAACTGGGACCTCGTACCGCACGAGGATTGGATGGTCCGTCTCGACGTTGATGGACGCGAGCACTTGATCGAACGCGCTGTGGATGTACTCGATCAAGTCGGCGTCTGGGTACTTGGGTCCGGTGTCGGGTTCGTCAGTTGCCTTGCGGATGAGCGACACGCATTCGGACAAGAAGCCAACGCCGGATAGCGTACCGCTGGCAGAAACGACCAAGGGCGCGACCAAATCGGTGATTGCATCGCGGATAGCTTTAAGGGAATCGGTGCCGGTAGCGAACCCGGACCCCTGAATTGCTGTGGCTGCTTCGCCTAGAACCTCCAGCGAGTCAGTAGACGGCGTGTAAGTGCCAACGCCACTGGGAACCGTGGCTGCTTTGGACATCATGGCCCGAAGGTGACTAATCAGGTTGTCGGGCGCAGAAGCTCCAAAGCCGGTAGACAACTTCAAAATCTCAACGAGGATAGCGGCACCCGGATCGGCCCAAACCTCAAACGTGTCTACGCCTACTTCTGGGGTGAAGTCTAGAGCAGCATCCAAAGTGAAGGTGTTGGTGGACGCGGTGTAAACGCTTACGAGCCGGATATTAGGCTTGTTCCCAGAATTCACGTCGCGGGCGAGGACCATCGCTCCGTTGTAGATGTCATCGGTGTCGTCTGCGCCCGCACCGGGAAGGTCGGCCGCCAACGCAATGAGTAGGCTGGCCGTTGAACCGGCTTGGATTGTAGTGTCGACAAGACGGGTAACCGGAACTGAATCGCTGCTCCATGCAGCGTCCCCACGATCCCGGATAGCTTCAAGGGAGTCAGTGGCAACCGCAAAGGTGCTGGTGTCGGAAGTCTTAGACATGATGTTGGAGAGTACTGTGCCATCGGCCACCTCAGGAGTCATATCGGGGTTGCTTGCGACCGGGGTCTTCATCAAGTGGTCAAGGTTGATGTCCAGCAGGGCCGTATCACATGCTGCATTGATCTGGTCTGGAGCAACCCGAGCAACCTCCGTAAGGGTAAGATTCGTAATCCCCGACGTTGAGATAATCCCTCGAATCGTCACCGTCCCACTGGTGCAGGTACCCTCGATGAGATTGGCCATTCCTTCGAAGTTCAGGGTATCGGTACCCGCATCCCCCATATTCTCAAGTTGGAGCCCACCGAAGTAATCGCGTACATGGACGTTTGAGCTGCCGAGGGCTCCCCCAAAGTCCAAAATCGGAGCCGTGGACCCAGTGACACCTGAGTGGCAAGAGTCCAACCAAATATCGCCTGCCTCAATGAGGGTCTGAGTTCCGGAAATCCGACAACTTTCCAGGTGGGTGTGGGCGATAAGGGAACAGGTCCCCATATCACAGTTTCGGAATGACTGGTTATCACCCGCGCCGGCCATCACTCCAGAAACATCGGCACCCTCTACGTGGATACCAACCATTGTCTGACCCCCAAGGGCCAAGGTCCAGTTGTTACCAAAGAAAGAATAGGTAGATGCTGTAGCGGCAAGGGTAATGGAGGAACCGTTTATGACGTGGAAGTCCCGCATCCCCAAACTGGCTGCCAGAGTGAAGGCAGCCGTGATCGTGCTTACGGGATTGTCAGCGGTGCCGTCGACGAAGTCCTCCGTATTGGTATTGGACGCATTGGTATCTATGTAGATACGTCCATTTGAGTACCCGACTGAACGAGGCACAATAACGTAGTCGACTAGAATTTGATCGGTCTTGAGAGTAGTAGTGCCTACAAGGGCTACACTACCTGTCAGAAAGCGAATACGAACCAATCCCAGATTTGCCCCGGTCCCGGTATGAGCCGTTATTAGTTGATACTCAGCGTCCGCCAACGAAGTGTCGGAATCGAGGGTGCCAATTTGATCCCAGCCCGGAGTGCCCCAGTTGTATGCCCAAACCGTGAGGTTTTTTCCTGCCCCGGTCCCCTTGTCAAGTTGTATAGTGGCAGTAATCCCGCTGGCGAGTCCGTCCCCCCCGACAGAAAACTCGTAGTACACCTCAATCTTTTCGGTCCCATCCGTAACGGCTTCAATGTCATGTGTAACGCCGTCTTTGGCGAAGGTGCTATCCTCAGTATTGACTTCGTTCTCACCAGACGTTATGGTAAACCCGTTGGGGGATGCCTTGGGTGGAGTACTAACGGCAGACGAAGCCGGTACGAAGGGGTCTCCCAGTGTAATCTCCTCCACGGCGGGATGAAATCCAGTTTGAGTAACAACCAAAGTTACACCGGTGGCCCCCAAAGCAAAAGCTGCATCCGGCCAATCAACTCGGTATAAGCCGGGAGAAGACGTAGAATCCAGCTCAATCATCTTGTTGTCAGCGTGGGCAGAGTTTGTTGCGCCTAAAGCAGTGGCATCCACTTTGGCAGCAGGAGCCTCGCCGGTTCGTGTATACTGGAGATCAAAATTCGTTATGGTTGCGCCCGTCTCCGGCGCCCCAGTGGCAGAGTCCCCGACCATGACGGACCGAGTAACATTAGTCGTACCTTTGACAATGTTTGCCATTACTGCTTTCCCGCTCGCTTATTCGGCATGAGGAGCCCCCCGCCGCCTCCGGCAACCGTACTTTCGATCGCGCCGATGTCAGCGCGCTGCGTGCTGCCGTTTTGTAGGTACCCATCAAATCCAGCGTTCTTCGCAGGGGACGCACTGCCAAGTGAATAGTCGCCTCCGGCTTCGTCTTCAAACTGCGGTGTCGAGACAACTTCCCCCTCGAACGTTTGGAACCTGGAACCAGGGTAGGCTGTAGTGTTGTTATTCAAGAGGTTGTTTCGAGAAACGAAAAAGGTGCCCTGGCTCGCGCAATCAACTCCCTCGACACAATCATAGACAATGTTGTTGATTACCATTGTCCGTTTCCAGAAAGAACTCCCGAGATCGATGCCTGTGTTGGTGGTCTTACCGTCTCCGTCGATGGTGCATCTTAAAACAAACACAAACGTTCCGTTCCCACCCAAACACTCTATGGCATCGGCACCGTTCCCAAAGAATGTGCAATCAAATATAAACGCACCAGCACTTATTTCGGCTCCCTCACCCGTATTGTTGTCGAATCTGCATCCGATAACGAACGTTTGCCCGCTCCCATCTATTCCGGCACCGCCGTTCGAGCCGAATAAGCAGTTTTCAAAAAACGTGCGGTCACCACCAGCGTATCCATCCCCAGTTGAGTTAAGAAACGCACAGTTCTTAAAAATCAAATCGGAGCCGTCCATATTGGCATTGTTAACAGTCGCCCTTTTGAAGATGAAATTCTTGAATACGTAGTGTAGCGAACCAGTAATGGTATCGGCAATGCAAAGAGTGCGCGTGCTTTCTCCGTCTACGGTGGCTTGACCACCGTCTCCTGGTGTGCTTGTGTACCCCTCAAATGTGATGGTCGCGGATGAAGAACCGGCTGTGTCTATGAAAGCTGACTCGGTGTAATCGCCATCGGCTTTGACGTAAACTATATCGCCGGCTGCGACAGTATTCATGGCCTTATCTACGGTGGCCCATGCATTACCTTCGCTCAGGCCGTCATCAACATCGTTGCCTGTCGCGTCCGAGACGTAGTAAGTTGCCATTGCGTGTGCTTTCGGTTACGGGCGCTGTTCAGGTCGGATGAGGTTGCCGTCTTCGTCGTAGTGACCATGCATAGTATTGCCTTCCTTAGTGGGCCGGGTCACTGTACGACCATCCACCACAATATCTTCGGTCTCGGTCGGCTGATTTCGTGATACAACCGCTGTATTGGACCCTCCGACAGTGCTGCCGGGGGGCACTTCACAGTTGGTCAAATTGCACTCAAGAAACGACCGCGGCGTGTCGTCTCCTGGAAACAGCCGAACCCCATGCGCGCTGCTATCCTGATGAAACACGGGTTGCGGCTGCAAAAAGTTACAGCGGTAGTACGTGTCGTCCACAACAGACGGCGTACTCTGCCCGGAAAAGTTCTTGCCACTTGTCATCACGCACCTCCTACATGCCAAGGATACAGAGGTGGAGTCTCGCCGGCCTCTGCAAGTTGCTGTTCAAGAGTTTGCTGTCGGGCTCCGATATCCATTCCTAAGTCGGTTCCCTCCAAAGTGCTCTCGTCGAACCCGGCGTTCCTCGCGGGCGACACAATGTTGAGTCGGTAGTCTTGGCTCGCCTCGTCTACAAAACCCGGAACGTCTAAAACTTCTCCCGCATACGTCGCGGCTCCACCAGCGTAGTTGTCCGTGTTGGCATTCAGAAGATTGTTTCGAGAGATAAGCAGCTCTCCTTGCCCTGACGGACTCTCGATTCCCGTTACGCAGTCGTGAACGATGTTGTTGACAAGGACATCCAAACTGTCGACTATCGGCTCCACATAGATGCCAAGGTTGCTGTCCTTTGAGTCCCCGTCAATCGTATTGTTTATCGCAATGCGAAATCCCAAATTGAGCCCAGTAAAGGTGATTCCAGCACCACCGTTGCTGTAACACACGCACCCAAAAACCAACCCCGATTTGATCTTGATCCCGTCTCCCGCGTTACGGTACGACCTGCATCCGATAACGACGGCAGACGAGTCGACGTGACACCCGTTATCGATGTTGTCCGAAAACTCGCACTCCTCAAACCGCCACCAGTCGTCTATCTGTACCCCTGAACCCCCGTTGTTGTCAAACTTGCAGTTTTTGCATACGCCGTTGTCCAGACTACCAGAAATGCCGGCGCCGGTGTGGTTCGTACTCCGCATGTTCTTGAAAACATGGTACACACCACTGGTTATAATGGTAGAAACCCCGCTACCTCTGGTTCCGCCCCCATTAATCGTGAACCTACCATCGTCACCCGGTGTAGTGGTGTACCCTTCAATGACGCATGGATCATCGATGGCAGCGACAACGTCGATGGTTATGGTCTCGGTGTAATCAGTGCCCCCCTTAACCCAACACTTGTCCCCGGCGCCGTCAAGCGTCGTGTCCATGAACCGATTGATGGTGACAAACGCGCCTCCAATTGCCCACGTCAGCCCCGAAGCGGTCCCTGGAGTGGGCGTCACGGTTACCGTATCAAGGCCATCATCGACAGCAGTGATTTCAAAAAGGTCGGTACTGCGCCGACCGTTGATTTCACTATTGATGCGGATGCAATCTCCCACCACCACAGCGGACAAGTCAGGAGTGTCGCTAGAAAGATCGACTGTGGTAGTTCCGTTCGTAGCCCCCGCGGTCCCGCTGACCTTGGCAGAACCGGCAGAGGTGCCCCCGTTGTTGTCAGAGCCCGCCACGTTGTCGACGTAGAAATCGTTGGCTGCCACGTGTCACCCCCTACGCGTTGCTACCGAAAAACCACCCAACCACCTTCGCGCCAGCGTATACCCCTGTCACGAAGTACAAGCTCACCGTCTGTACATTCACGATGCCCAGCGAAGACAACTCAACGGCCTGGCCTGCTACCAGCTTCACGAGGAAATCTGTCGCACTGGCGTCGGCTGCGTTTACCTTCACAAACAGGTCATCGGTCGCGTCGCAGTTCGTCACGTACACAGGCCGCGCTGGGCTGGCAAAGGTCCGCACCTCTGTAACTGACCCAGGTGTTCCCGCTGTGGTGATAGCCGCTGCAATCGGCGCGCCCGTTCGGTTTGCATTCGCACTCATGTCAATTCCCCAAAAACACGGCCCGGTGATACCACACCAGGCCAGCGTATTAGTCCTAAAAATTTGGTCCTCTAGCCATCATGTCAAGATGGGAATCGGGCTACCAGACTTCTTCTGCACCCAATCCTGTACTTCGTGGCGCTCTTTCGCCTCTTCCGTCTCGACTTCCCACCCGCTCCGCACGGCATTTTCAAACCTCTTCTTGATGTCACTTGCCGTCACACCATCACGGGACCTTTCAAGCTGCTTGACCAGCCGCCCGGTTGCAAACTCCATGTTTGGTCCGAGGTCGTCCACATCGTTTGCCAGCCCCCGATCCTTATTGATCCAATAGGCCAAAAACCACTGCTGTGTCTCTGTGTTGTACGCGGTAAACAACGAATCATCGCGAAGCCGCCGGCGTAGATGGCGCACAAAATCCGTTTCGATGATTTGATGTTCCCTGCGATCTATCGTAAACGGACCCATCCCGCAATTCTCCAAACCACCCGACTGGCGAGCCGAGCCGCTTACAAGGCTGCACTCGGCCCGCCGACGCGGGAGGAACCTCAATTCTACGTTCCGTCAAAACCTGTGATTTCTGCGATATTGTGCAGAAGCAGGAAGTTCGGAGTCCGTGGCATCATCACACTCTTGCGCTCGGCCGGAGCCTGGAGCAAGTTGCTGAACTTACCGTTGTGGTCATAACGCGTGAAGATGCTATCAAACGCGCTCGCCCCACTGGACGCAAGGAACTGCATTTCATCACCAACCCGCTGGTCCATCCTTGTACCTGGAATCGGAGGCGGAACAAACCGGTCGATGTCAAATACTCCGGCCTGGAATCGCCCCTTCTCCATGTACGTGCTGGTATGAATGTCCATCTTCCGGCCACCATACCGGTAGTTGAACACATCCCAACCGGCCTCAACCTCGACTGCGCGCCCGTTCCGCTCGTACCGGAACCGACCTGGGTAGGTTCCCTTATTGTCGGTTGGGCCTTCAGTTCCACCCCGAACGAGGCTGTCGATGTTGTCGATAAACCCAAGCAGCACACCGTTCGTCGTGACGGCCTTCGGCAGATCGCTGTCGCGAAAGCTCTCTTTGAAGTACCCGACGTACCGGTTCAAGAGGCTCTCCGTGAGCGGAGCCGCCGATATGTCGCGCTTCATCGACTTGTACTCACCGTGGTCTCCAACGGTAATGCCGAAGAAGTCCGTAATGTCCGTTCCGTCGGCTACCCACGCCGCCATCGTGCCGGGCGTAAACCCGACGCTGTCCTTAAGCACGATGATGTCAAGGTCGCCGCCAGCACCAGCATACGTGATCCCACCACCAAGCACAGTCGTAGTCTGCAACTCACCGCCGTCAATTCGCCGCAGCCGCACAACCTGCGCTTCGTAGTCAATGTTGTCCACATACACTAGGAAGTTGCTGTTGCGCTTCACGGTCCCAGCAGCGTTGAACAAATCAATCAGTTGACCCTTCTCCAGCCGGTGAATCCGACCAGTCGCAAGGGACGAACTCGCACCGGAAATGTCCACGTTGATCGCACCAGTGTCACCCGATACGTCCGTTACGGTCGCGCTCGTGTTTCCGATCGCGGCCAGCGCTACAGTTGACGGCGCAGTCGAATAGAACGCACCAAGTTCTTGCTGCAACGTGAGCTTGGCCAGTCCCTTCACATAGAACGGCGTTACCGCCCCAATGCTGGAGTTCAGCCGATCAGTCTGGAGGATGTCACGTGGAATGAACAAGTTCAGCTTGTGCTTGACCAATTGTACCTGGGACGTGAGAAACGTCGGCGCACTTACCTCGTCGAAGCCCGGCCAAGTTTCTGGCGTACCAAACGCGGAAAAACTCCACGTCGGATCGTTGACCATATCGCTGCCCAGTGGGGACCCAAAACTTCCACCGCCGGCCAGACCCAGACCCCAGACCTTCTTCACCTTGTAGTCGCGCCCAATGCCTTCATTGCGCACGACGTTTGACCACGTGCGCCGCGCCATAGCGTACACCGGGTCCTTAATTACTCCTCTTTCGTAAATTGAAGGTAGAAGTTCCTCGCGAAGGGTCTGACTCAAAGTCGACTCGAGAATCGTGGTAGTAGCCACTGTTTCATCCGACCACGGTTAGCCCGTGAGTCATTCACTTTCTGCACTAGTGTAGTGCAATGCTCTATGACAATTAGCGCACAACAAAGTGCACTTCTCAATTTCTTCCAGCAACCGTTTCCGGTTTCGGCTCCATCCTTGGCCGACAGAAAAACTTTTTGTTTCTCTGTCCTTATGGTGAAAGTCTAGGCACACCGGGCGTGATTCTCCACACACGCTGCACCCCACAGAAGACTTCAACTCGTCGGCCCACTCCCGATATTCCTTGTAATACGCCTTCGCCCAAACAGCACGCGACTTGGCGTACTTCTTTCGCCGCGCGGCAAATTGCGTAACCGAACGGCGATAGTAGGCGCGTCGCTTGGCGCGCTTCTCCTCTGGCGTCAACTTTGTCCACTTGCTTCCATTCCGCTTCGCCACTGCTTATCCCCCCGGCAGTTGACTGCTCTCTCTTTCTATGAGCGCCTGATTGTACTTCATACGCTCCATCAAGTACTCATCGTGTGACTGCTCGTCCGCAAACGCAGGCACCCGCTCCGGCGCCTTCAACTCCTGATTCATTTGAAAGTCCGCCTGTGACCCCGGTCCCATTCCTGGTTGCGCGGGCCGCTCAAAAAACGGCGCTAGCCTCGCCTTCTCCGCGGCCACCGCTTGCTTAGCCGCTTGACCCCAGTTGTAGTCAAACCGATCACCGCGCTCGTCCACAAACCGTTGCAGCCGGTCCCGAATGATCGACTTCACCGAATCCTGCGCTTTCGGACTCGCCTGCTTCATATTATAGGACAACTCTTCGTCCAAGTCAAGCGCCTGCCCAATTGCCTGCTCAACCATGTGGCTATGGACAGCCCCAATCGCCTTTTGAGACCCCACATCCAACCGCGCGTACCCAATCGGCTCGTCACCATCATCGGTACGCGCCCGCTTACCAGTCGACGTAGACGGCTCGTCAAGGTCCACGTCACCATCATCGTCGTCGTCTTTCAACTCCCCCTCAATTGCAGCGATAAGCGTGTCCAGCTCCCCCGCCGGCAAGTTCTTCACCTGCTCAAACAGCGCCGACGCGTCCACAGTAGCCTCCGCTGGTGCCGCCGCCACACTTGTCGATTGGACATTGGTGGGGACCGGTTGTGGCTCGCGATCCCCACCTGCAGCATCTGGCTGGGTGGACTTGTCGGGCGGTGCGGTGGCCTCCGTAGGAACGTCCACGTCAGCCGCGCGCCCAGTTGTCTGCGTGACCGCCGCGGGGGTCAAGTCGGGCGCGTTGCCCGGCGCTTGGTCCACGTTCGTGGTTCCGTCTGTTTGCGTTTGCGTATTGACTTCCGTGGGCATCTGCTAATTCCCTCCCTCAATTTTGATCTTTTCCACATTCACAATCGGCTGGACATTTTGTGACAGCGCAAGAAGCGCTGTGTCCACCGGCACATTCAACTCGGTTGCAGCGAATTTTGCCGCGCTAATTATACCTGCACATGACGCCTTCATAGCACATGACATTCGGCTATGCGGGTCCTCGTGTTCAATCCTTTGGAACCTCGCGCAACGGATGCTCACGCCGCACCCTTCCAAGTCATCTACTACCGTACCGCGCAGCTCCTCTTCCATAGCTCGGCTTTGCTCAGCGATAGTCTGGAATTCGTTGTCAGATAGTATCCGCCGCACGCACGCTTCCACAACTGCCAGTATGTGGACGGTAGGTTCATCGGATGACGCAAGGAACACTCCCAAGTCTACAATGTCGTAGATGATAATGGCGTCTGCGCTTAGCGCTACGCCGTCCCACGTCAGTCCAGTAACCTGTTCAGTTGACGCGACATTCCTAAGCGCGTGTTCCTTGACAATTGTTTGGCAAGATGTACAAATCCTCCACCCAGTTTCTAGTCCCGGTCCAGGATTCCCGAGTGTATACCTAACGGCGACTTCTCCTGGTCTTACGACGGCCCACTTCAACGGGAATAGCCAAACCACTGGGGTAACCAGCGCGTTCATCACCAATTCTAGGCACCTTGCGAGGAACTCAAGCATCAAACGAACCCTTCCACGGGTACTTGCACACCGCCTGGCGGCTGGGTCGGAGGCGCTATGGCGCTGGCAGCAAGTGACTGGCCTTGTTGCTGTTGCTCAGCCGCAAGCCGCTGCTCAATCTCCGGCAACGCTTCCGCAGCCGCATCCTCTGGCAGCGGCAACCCCGCGGGATAGTCGCCCTTCATCCGTTCAAGGGCTTCTTTCCAAAGGACGAATTCCTGTTGCACTTCTTCGGTTGCCAGGCCGAACTCGATCTTGGACATGAACCGCTTCAACGCTCGCAGGTGTATGCTCGGGTCCTGCACGTGCTCGTCAAACTCAACCGGCCCCGGTTCCTTACCGTCGTTGAACAGCAAGATAATTTGCCAGATAGCCTTGCGCCATGTTTCGTACAAGTCTTTCGGTCCGCCCGGCACGTCCAGGTTTTCCTCGAACACTGCAAGCCAGTAGTTAATGTAGGACTCTTCCGGCGTCGCGCCAAGCAGCCCCGCCGCGTGATGCTCTGCCAATTCGCGCTTGCGAACGTCGGGGTCAGCGGGCACGCGGTCTTTCACATCCGTCTTGACTTCCCACGGTTGTGGTATCGGATTCTGCGCTAGTTCAAGCGATCCGGTTTCCGGGTTGAACACAACACCGGCCAGGTTCTCGTCGATGGTTGCTAGCTTAATCGTCTCGCCGCCCTGCAAGTTTTCGCGCGCCGACTGTAGAATGCGAGAGTAGATCGCAGCCATGCTGTCCGCCAAGTTCGCAGACGGCAGTCCCAATCCGATATTGCCCGTGTTGAACAGAAACCCGTGTCCTGCGGCGCCAATGTCCCGCCCGGCGGCTTGCCCCTCGTAGAACGGCCCCTGCCCAGCAAGGCTGTCGGATACGTCTTTCAAAAACACGCCAAAGTTTACGGGCAACAGCCCGATGTTCTTTGGTTGTATACTGATCGGCTGTGCGTTCGACGCTAGCGGATCAATTGTGTACTTATCCATGCGCGGGCGGGGGCCGGGCTGGTTGTGCTTCTTCACATCGATGTTCATGCCGCTACTGACATACGTAGTGCCGAACATGTCCATTTCGCGGATGTTCCGCGCGACAGACGCGATGACCTTCTCGAACTGGTCATTGGCCGGAATCAGTGGTGCCACAAACCCACGTGAGAAGGCTGCTCCAGTATCCGTGTATCGCACTGCCTGTAACGGGCACACGATTCTGCGGCCTACAGCTTCGTAGTCGTCTTGGTAAATGATCTTGCGGCCGATCTTCAAGATGTACCGCGCCGTATAAGTCGCGTCATCCATGTACGGGTAGACTTCTTCCATCGGCACGTAGTAGCGGCCTGCCACATCAATGTCACGGTGCTCGTCCGCCTTGCCACTGCCAAGCGGCACTCCCACAAATGCGCGCCCGCCGCCAATCTTTGGATCAGCCGGCGTCAGTACGTTGCCGTCTTGCAAGTACCGACCGTGTGTACCTCCCGTTGTTTCAGTAAGTAGCGAGTGGCCCGGCGGTTGGTTTCCCCACCCCACACGCACTCCAAGCAGATCAGATTCAACGTCGTACAGCGTATCCAAGTTGATGTCCCACCGGGTCTGTACGTAACTGCGGACCCACTCGTAGGGCATCCACCGCTTCCGCGCAATGCCCTGTATCGACTCGCAGCCCTCCGCAAACGCTGGCAAGAATCGAAGTTGCCTCGGCGGCACAACTTCGATGTGGTCTGGGTGTTGGGGGTCCGGCATTTCGTGGTGCGCAATGCCAACGATCCCGTACTTTACGAACGGCACTATGATCGCGGTCTTAAGCCGATCAAGGTTAAGACCCGCCACACGTGCGTTCAATACCGCATTCGCGATCGCAGCGTTGCGCATGTCACCAAGCGATTCACCGCGCCGTCCTACTTTCGGCGATATGTCTGCGCGTAGCCACCGCCCCACTTCTACGAGGTAGCGGCGGACGATGTCTTCATAACGAAAGAGCACGTCCCCGCGCAAATGCTCAAAGCCGACCGCTACACGGCCAGCATACCGGTCGAGTGTCGTGAATTTTCTAGCGCCGCGGAGGTAGCCGTCGATGACTCTCCAGCCGGACAAGTTGAGTCCCATTTCAGACTCGGCGGCAGTGAGTTCCATATCTAGGGATTCGGCCAGATGATCTTCGTCAGACGGTAGGTGATACCTTGCCATCAAATGTTCTCGTAAGAAGACTCGCCAGGCTCAGTCCAAGTCGTATCTGGTTGCTCCTCGGACGCACGCAACTCCCGCTGCCGCGCATACGTCCCAAACGCCTGGGCCAAATCGGAATTGCCCATTTGTACGAGCAAGAGTTCTTGAAGCCGATCAACGACAGGTAGCCAGTCCTGTACGGCGCTGCCAGCATGAGGTTGGCCATTGGTGGGGACCGGTTGATTTACACGCACTTGCAACTCAGACACCTCGCGGTGCAGGCGTCCAACATCCGCGTGTAAGGATTGAAGAACCTGCGTGAGCTGGTCTACTGCCACGCGCTTCTGCTTGTTGGGTTTGTCACGATTCCAGAATGCCATGTTGTCCTCCCCCCGCGCTGAGGCGGGTAATTTGGTTCCGCTTTATTATAGGCCCCGCGCGCCGGGATTTCCACTGCGAAGCGAGGCTGTATTTTGTTCAGGCATAACCGATTATATCCCAGTCCACGCCGGTCGTATCGTCGCGCTGGGCCTGCTCCTCCTGCGCGCGGTAGTGGGCTTCCGCGACTTCGTCGGTCAGGCGCCCGGTTGCGATCGCGTGCTCAAAGTTGTCGAAGCCAAGATCGTCGTGGAGCTTGCCGTCTTTGAGCTGCTGGACCGCGTCAAGCGGGTCGGACGCGACTGAGATCGCAATGGGTGCCGCGCCCTTAGCGATGCCCTGGGTCATGGCTACCGTGTCCAGAATGTCGTCGTGCTCCAGCAGGCCCATGTCGCTCGTGAACAGCTTGGTTTGATCCCACAGCGCCTTGTACGCAACTTCGTCCATGCGGTCTACAGGGTACTTGATGCGGAACTGCTCAAAGCGCCATGCGATACCTTTGATTTTCTCTGCTTTGGAAAACGTAGTGGGGAACTTGATGGGGATAATTGCGGGGACCATTGAAGCGGCGCCGTCGGACACGCGCGCTTGTAGCTGCGGGAGCATGTCTTGGTAGAACCGCTCGTAGGTTTCCAGTTGTAGACCATACGCCTCGATGCCAATGATATGAACTTGCCACTTAATCGCCATGTCAGTAAGGATTTTGACGAGTGTAGAGCGCTCTACTTTGCCCATCCAAGCGTCCAGGGAGAACAGCGTGTTGGGGTGGGCCTCAGTAGATTCCAAGCCAAATGCCTGGCACGCGGAGAAATCGGACATGTCGCTGATCGTGGGTGCGTAGTCGGCGGTGAGTATACGGTACATGCCCTGAACTGCGGGGCCAAAGGGGCGCACGAGCTTGCGCGGCACAGGGACAATGCGCAAGATTTCGGGGTCGTCCGCGTCTCGCACTTGGTCTAAGCGTGCGACTTGGTGAGTGACCAGCTTGGTTGCGGCTGACTGCAACGGGGACGTTGTATAGACTTGGTCGCGATCCTCCAGGTGGTAGGTCGTGAGTTCTGGGTGAATCTTGAGAAGCGCCTCTTCGTCTGTGGCCGGCGCGTTGAGACACTGCGCAGAAAATGCGGCCAGGCCAAGCTGCTTCTTTTCGTTCTCGATCCACTCTTCGTTCATAAACACGTCCGTAGACATATCGTGAACGGTCATCAGCGTGCGGTGGAAGAAGTCCGTAATCTTTGAGTCCTTGGACTTGTACAGATTGTAGATGTACATCGCGCGCGAGTAGAGCGTGCCAACAATGCGCATGGGGATGGTTTTGCCCGGCGAACGGGCCATAGGGAGAAGGCCGTTGAAGAAGAAATCGTGGAAGCCGTGGCGCACGTCACCGGGATTGAGCACCTGCTCTTTGGACTTTTCCACGTCATCCACAACGATCAAGCCGGAGGGGCGTGTTCCTATGCTGGCGCCCATGAAGGGCTTGGCTTCGATCTTGCAGCGGCTCGTAGTCTCCAAGACGGACCCGCGGTTCCAAGTGCCGCTACCGCGCTTGGGTTTTTGTTTGCCGAAGTCGTCAATGATCCGAGAGTTGCTTTCCAATTGCGTGGCTAGACGGCCCAAGCGGGACGTGCAAAACTCGCGGGTGGCAAAGAACGCGGTGCATTCCCAGAACCGGCGCGTGACGAGGTTCCGCAGAATGTCTTCAAGCAGTTTGGTAGTTTTGCAGCCGCCACGCGGTGCGATGTGGATTAAACGTTTGTGCGTGTACCAGTCGCGTACCCACTCGGCGTGGGCCGGTGGAGACTCCACAAACGTGTCGGAGTACCAACCAGATTCCCAAGGGCGTAAATACGTGTCGCAGAAGAATCGATCCGCAGCTACTTCAAGATCGGGTGGGCCATTGAGTGACGCGGCATTGACACGCGCCAGGCGTTTTCCGTCAAACGTTAGGTCTTCGTAGTCAGGAGGAAGCGGCCAGCGCTCGTTGCCTTCCTTGGGAAAAACAACAGGCATTATTCCCGCCAGTCAACAGCGTCCCACTTGCCCGTGAACACTCCCCATGCCAGTTTGATTCGAGAGCGTATAGAGAACAACCCCAATGGCCTAGCAGGAAGCCACTTCTCTCCCGGCTTACACGCTTGAGGGCCAGTGGCGACGTGCTTGAACAAATTTACAATATCCCACAAGTTCGGTGCGCGTTTCATTGTTACCTCCCTGCCGCGGCGAGCTGGTAGACTGTTAGAAAGCCGGCGACCATGCCGCAGACGCGCGCGATCTGCTCGTTGCCAATGCAGTTACCGCTGCGCGAGCCACGGAGGAACTTGGACATCTGGTGAACAAACTTGGGGTGCGCGACCATCGAGTTGAACACCTCGTTGAACGCTTCCCGGCGCTCAGGAGGCCACTCGTTGTACTGGGCCGCGCGGGATAGCTGGCACCAATACTGGCGAAAGACCTTTTGCGGGTTGCGCTTCAAGATCATTCGCTGCAACTCTTGCAGGCCCTTGTCCAAATCAGGATCGTCTTCGACTTGTGTAGCCACGCATGGAGGAGGCTCGTCATAAGACGTACCCAGCGTGGGCTCATCGTCAACGTCAGGATCAAGTTCGTCGAGGTCGTCCTGAAGCTCCTCGTCAAGCTCGGCAAGGGCTTCAGTGGCGTCTTGGGAACGGTCGTCGTTGAAGTTGGGATCCAGAGGTAGGCCCGCGAGTCGACAGTCTTCTTCGCTTGGCGTAAATCGAGTTGTTGGGGGGGCTTCAGCGCGTTCGTCGCGTTCGGCGAGGGCTCGGACGATCATGTCCACGCCGCGCTCCAAGCGGGACATGCGCTCTTCTAGCATGGCGTTAGTTGAAATCGGAATCGGTGGAGTCGGGGCCGCAGTCGTTGAGGGAGCCGGACAGCGTGGTCCAACCGGTGGACCCCTCGGGACGGCGGGCTTTGGTGTGTTTCTTGAGCCCTTTGGACGACCGCGCTTCCGTGGGAGCGGATGCAACGGGTCCAGCTTCGGCGGCTCGGCGTTGCTCAACTGCTGCACGTTCTTCGCGGCCGACGAGGGATTGGTCCCCAACGGGGGACCCGTCCGGATGTATGGTTGTACTGGAGGCTCGGCGCGGTTCGTCTGCGGCTGAGGTGTGTCGGTGCTCACGTCCGTCTGGGCGTCGATTTCCTTCTGCCTCGCGCTCCGAGCGCGGAACTCCTCTTTCGACAGTTGAAGGTGGCAGTTGTCCGCTTGGCCGATCTTGACCCGGATTGGCGTGTCCGAACCGACAGGGGTGGCCAAGGTTTCGGCAGTGCCAGGAAAGTGGCCTCCCGGTCCCGCCAACTGGTTCTCCAAGTCTGGTGGAGTTTGCGACTGCGTCATTGGTTTCCTCCCTTAACTCGTGTTGTGGTTCTACCTCAACCAGTTCGGCCAAGGCCCCATGATACCGTTCAAGTAGCTCAACCGTGGTCACTTTGTCTTCTCGGGAATCCGTTCAAGCTCTTCAGAACCGCCGCGGAGGCGCTCGGCGAAGCTCTTTAGGGTGCGCAAGCCCCGTAGCAAGTCGCTACCTGCTTTTCCACGTGGCTTGGGAACCGGACCGAGCAGCTTGTCTGCACGCGCAACAACGCGTTGATACGCAGCGCGTTCTCGTGGGGCGAGTGATCGGGCCTTGCGGCCAACGGTTACGCGGTTTTTATCAAGTGCAGCTTGCGCAGCTCGCCGTTGAGCCTCAACGTCTTTTCGGGTTCCCGCAGTGGATTTATTCTTTGCCATGAGTCAACTTTCTTTCGGTACGGCGCGGTGTCTGAACCTGCGCCAGTACGAGTCAGCGTAGTTGCGGCACTTCGGGCAGTGGTTTTCTTCCAACTCGCTGCCCAGCAAGTCCGCCAGCGCAAACAGTGCGCTGCACGCTATACATTTGACGGTGTTACTATCCGGTCCGTCCAGTTTGAACATCGTAGCATAAGGGACAAATGGGTCATCTGGACACACGGTAGCGCCTGCTTCCTTCCCGCGTCTGTGGATCATACAACCCCCGGCAACGAGTGGCGGTAGTCAGGAGAACGGCCGTAGTTGGAACGCATCGGTGGCCGTGCAATGGCGCCAGGTGCTCGTTTCTCGGCGCGGGTAGATTCGGCATCAGTGCGCTTGCGGTCTCGGTACCGCTGCATGGCCGTGTCGATTTCCATACCAATACCCAACCCAGAGAGCAACCCTTGAAGCGTACCAGATACGCTAGACGGCTGAACGAACGCGGCGCCTTTGAGGAGCGCGGAGGAAATAGCCTGTTTGCGCTCAGATTCGGCGGACGCGGATGGACTAAGCTTGGTCAAATCTACGGAAACGTCGGGCGGTGTCGGACCAGGAATCTCCTTCCGAGCGCGGACGCGGCCACGGGGGGCTTGGCTGGATGGCCTTCCTGTAACGCCCAATGGCGAGACGGTACCCCTCCGCGGCTTCCGCTTGCTACCTGTCAGTTTTGGTCTAGGTGCCCGCGGTGGTCGTGGTGCTTTCTTGGGCTGTAGTTGCGGGTCGAGTATCTCGCGCGCTGTCGCTCTCCGAGACGGTCTCGCGAACTCAAACTCAAAGTCCGCACCTCGACCAGAACTTCGCGCTGGAAACGTTTTGTCTAACGGAACGAGCGGCATCTTAGAACCTCAACTGTTGCGCGAAGTCAAATCCAGCGGCAGCCGCCGACGTTTTCGCGGCCAACTGCTGCTGCTTGAACCGGTTGAGCGTGTCCATTATGGCGGTCATACGCCGGCGCTTTGGGCGAGACGCAGCCTCTTCCTTCTTGCGCTGCTTCCGGCGCTCCACGTCGGAAAGGATGCCCGTGCCCAAACCAACTGCGCCACCAATTGCACCCGCAGGACCGAGCAGCGCTCCGGCCGCGCCCGCTCCAGGTCCGCCATAGCCTACACCTGCTGGCATCGTATCGTTCTCCTACTTCTGCGCGGCCACAACCAGCGCGTCGTTGATAGTCTGTTCCCACGCTGCTACGCGGTCCGAAAGTACGTCAAACCCACGTGATAACGGCTCCAGGTTGCAACTGCAACACACCGCGACGCCGCACACAAAGAGTAAACACGCTAGCTTTTTCATCTGTTCAAACCTCTCTAGTTTCCCAATGTGCTTCTTCCTCTGCTCTGTATTATAGCCGCAAGCGCGCTTCCGGTCAAGTTGACCACGCATTGGCCAAGCCATTCAGGCGGTCTTCGGGGGTGCCCTCATAGCAGGCGCGTTCTAGATCGGTCATCGGTCGGGACTCAGCCTCTTCCTGCGCGGCCCGCAGATTGTCGCCGGTCGGATCAGGCTGGCATGGAACCATGGGAGCGTCCGGCTTCGAGGCATTGGCGTACCGTCTTCGGCGACGGCGCTTCTTGGACACGCGAGACGTGTAGCTGCCTGGTGGCTCGGTGTCCCAACCAACCTCCCGTTGGCCGGCAGCGTGGGACTCGACCTTGTCTTCATGCGACCACGTGCGGCGCTTGGACTTCTTGTGGGAACGGGCTTCCTCCATGCGCACGTGAGACTGCTCCCGCAGGACATTATCAGCTCGCGCGACGGCTTCGTGTGAGGGAATGCCCTGCGCGAGCAGCTTGTCGTATTCGCGGACGTGGGCAGGACCGCGGGTGGGGATGCCAGCGCCGACCTTGCGGAACTTCACGCGGCACCGCTTGTGCCACAAATAGTGACCTTTCAAGCCTTCGCCGTACTCCTCCAGGATTTCGTCCGGCGAGCGCGGGATAGCGTCGAATTCGTCGGTGGCTTCATTGAAAACTAGATCGCGGCCCACTGCCCACTTGGAGAGGCCAGTGCCGTCAAGCCACTTGGCAGCGATCCAGACGGCATGTTTGGGGTCCATGGGCTCATTGCACACCCCGCATTGGCCTTCTTGCTGTTTCCACTGGGCGTATTTGCACTGGTAGAGGGCCATGCGCACGTCTGCTGTCGTGAAGCCAACGCGATCGCACTTGCGGACAGACCCAACACCGGGCTTCCACGTGTTCGTCTTCCGCTTGTTGAACCGACGACCACACGTCTCGCACCTGCCCGTTCGATTCTGACCCGCGTTTTTCATGCCGAAAACCTCCTTTTCAAGTGAGAGTTAAAAAAACCACCGCGCAAAACGGCATATTGTGATAAGAGAGAAATAGTAATAGCAAGACTGTCGTTTTGCGCCCCCTCTTTTTCCAGTGACACCGTACCATTATAGCTGCGGGCCGGGCAGCGGGTCAAGTGGGTCATGGGGTTCCTCCGCGGAACAGCAGGATGAGCCAATAGACCGCGGCTGCCACGAAGGCGAGCGCGACGGCGCCGGCACACGCGAGGATGACCCAACCGATCAGATGCACGGGTCACTCCACAGGGGTGCTGCAAAGAGACTCACTGGATGTATGCCCCCAGAGAGGGTCACCAGGCGTAATGCTTGCCATCCGAGCGCAGGCACCACCGGCATACAGCTTGGACAGCTCGATGCCCAGCCAGCGGCGGTTCAGCTTCTTGGCGACGGCGGGGGTGGTGCCGCTGCCTACGAAGGGGTCAAGCACGAGATCGCCCTCGTTGGAACAGGCTCGAATAATGCGGCCGAGGACCTGCTCAGGCATCTGGCAACCGTGAAAGCCTTGGCGTTCGTTGTGGGTGCCGCAGACTCGCGGGAACTCCCACGTGTCGTCGGGGATGCGGCCACGAGGATCAGCTCGTTTGTCGCCCGCGAGCTGGCGGGCAGACGGCACGCGGATTGCGTCCGCGTTGAACGTGAAGTGCTTGGGGTCCTTGACAAAGTAGAGCAAGTGCGTGTGGCTGCGCGTAAACTTGCGCTTGCAATTGACGCCAAACGTGTAGTGCCAAATGACCCAATTTCGGCAATGCAGGCCAAGATTACTCGTGCAGATGACCTTCAACTCAGCCGCGTAGTCATCGCCGATGGCAAGCCAAAAGGTGCCGTTGGGCTTGAGCATACGTACAACTGCGCTGATCCACTCACGTGACCAACGGAGGTAGTCGATGTGAGGTTGCTTGTCGTTGTAGTCGTCGTACTCGTAGCCGATGTTGAACGGCGGGTCGGCGAAGACGAGGTCGACTGAGCCCGCGTCGAGCTTGGCGAGTTCCTGAATGCAATCGCCGTGGATGATTTGATCTAAGTCAGTTGTCATGTTAGTTCCTCCTGGTTGCTGGATAGTAATACCGTCAAATCGTGGGCAAGTCAAGCACGAAGTTGGGGGTGGAGACGAGGTGGATCGCGTACACAAACGCCCCGACTAGGAGCGTCGCGATTGCGGCCACGTACAGAATGGTCAGAGCAGAGCGCATTGCGGGGGTCCTCCCTTCTGCTCGATCATACCCCCGGCACGCAGGCGGGTCAAGTTGTCAGAAAAGTAGGTGCGTTTTTCTGACAAAGCGCCAGCCGGGCGCGCGGTTGATTGCTGTTTTCTGGGTGCCGGGATAACAGCAGGGCTAGAATTGCGACAGTGTGAGCTGGTAAAGTGGAAACGCGAGAAGTGTGAGTCTCAGTGGAATGTGGGTCCGACCGCGGGACCACGGGCGGCCGCGTGTGACCCGGGCGCGGGACAGGAGGGCGACAAACTGCGGTTGCTGGCCGTGCCCCACATCTTCCATAGCCAAGCAGGCGTACCTACTCGTTGCGGACGATGGCTGCGTTGGCAAACATCACAACTTCATCCAACTTCGTGAGCGCAACTGACTGCTCTCGGCTGGATGGTGTGCTTTCCGCGATGCACTCTGCCAGAACCTTAGCGTGCGCGCGGATGCTGGTGTAGCGTGCAAGCTGGTCATCCTTTGGAGGATGGTGCGTGAAGTCTCGGTCTATGCGCTCTCTCATCTTGTCGTCCATTGGTTTTTCCTTTCTAGTGGATTATACCGCCAACGCGAGGGCGGATCAACCGCAAAAAGCAGCGTGCCCCACATTTTTCGTAGACAACGTGGGGTGCCAATCGTCTCTATTCCCCGTCGCTCTGGGGGTCCATCGGGGTCCGCTCGCGCCCCGCGTTATCGGTCCCCACCTACCACGCGCCGCGCTCGCGCCCCTGGTTATAGGGCCTGTGCTGATCACGCAGTCTGTGCTGGATTATCGGTCGCGTGGCCCGCACGCCACATGTATGATGCTTAAACGCAACACGTGTGTCCAGCGTGCGAGCGCGCGAGCACCCCCGGGTGGTGGGCAATAGTACTCATGTGCTAGTGGCTAATTGAGACTGAGTCTCATTATCAATTAGGTTGTCTTGACTCAATCCACCCTTAGCGGCCCCACCCCCCCAACTTAGGCTAGCCTAAATTGTAACATCTTGGTTTCACGCCTTGACATCACGCGCTAGGCATCATACACTTAGACTGAATCGCCGAAACGGAGGCACACGCAATGGAGCCTAAAACATTCTTTTGTGTTGACTGCCAACAGACCCTACCCGCGCAAGACAACAGCCGAACTGGGTCTGGCGGTACGGGCTACGCCACGAGCGGTGACGCCGACACCCGTGGACCATCAGGCAAGGTCTGTTACGCTTGCTGTGGCGTCCGCGATCGACGCTACATGATCCGCAACGGCCGGATAGACTTATACTGGAACAGCCTCCGGGTTTCTAACTGGCCCGGCTCTCTATCATTTAAGGCAGACTGTTACCGAATTAGCTTCCACAACATGGCTGGCAAAAACGGACGCACCGACGTTTGGTTTACCGGCCCGGATGGTTTCACTTGGCACGGTGTCAACATCGGAGACCACCAAATCATTCGGTGTAAGCGCACGAAAACTAAGGCTGCCGCTTAACGCTCGCGCACGTGGATTGTAGACTTGAGCAATCACGTGATGGTCACGCGGTTCTAACAAACGGAGGTTTTTGGAATGTCAAAATGCAAGAACACGAACGGATCGGCCTTTATGACCGGTACAGCAGTTGAAGAAACCATGTACGTTGTCGAAGATGTCGGCCCGGTGCCGCGCGACGCATTTTCGCTGGCTGACTACTTGTCCGAGGATGGCGACGTAGTGTCAATCGAGCGCACGTCCGGATGGTGGTCTCGCTTGTCCGCGCCCGGGTACCTGGACTGTACAGACTGGCAAGGTCCGTACAAAACCGAACGCGAAGCGCTGATAGATTTGGCCGAAACGCACGATGTCTGCCCGCAATGCTGGCAGCAATGCTGGGAGCAAGAGTGATGAAAAGCTACATACCAAAATATCTGGACCGATGGACTAGACCCGACCACTACGTGGGCGCCGAATGGTATGACTACTTTGGCTCCGGTGTGGGCCAGCACCGCGATTCCGATTGCCTAGAGCGCGCCAATTTCCGGGCAATGCTCAGCGCGCTTGGGTTTGATGACGACGAACTTCCTTCGGACGATTGCCCAACGGTAGACGATGACCCCACTCGGGTGATCGTCCAAGAAAATCACTGGGCTGTCGGTTGGGTGGAATGGATTGCCATACACCATACGGACGCTGACGGGCTTCGGATCGCTGACGAGCAAAAGTCCAGATTACAGGACTATCCTGTATTGGACGAAGAACTCCGGTCCGAGTATGAAGACGATGAGTGTTGCAAAGTATGGACAAATTGCTACGACCCGCGCGAGCGCGCTGCATACTTGCGGGACCATATTTCCAAACCGGCCGGTTTGTTCAGAGAACTCCGGTCCGCTATTCGTGGCGATTGGTACGAAGCGGCAAACCTCTTACCTTGCCCATCCGACCTATTATGTTAGAAAGCCGAACATAATGGAGCTACTCTACTGTGCCGCGTTCCTGGTGTGCCAGCTTGCGGGCTTGGTCATTCTGGGTTTGATCTTCAGCGTCGATCGCAAACAGAAAAGCAAGACTTGACATTTTGTGTGTGCGAACAACAGTCTTGGTACTACCCATTCTCTTATACCATAGACTGCCGTTCCACCACACAATTTTCCAGCTTGTACTTTACATGTGCTCGCATTGCGGCGGATTCGTTGATGCCGCTTGACTTTCCGCGTGCGGCATTCTACCATCGAACGGAAGGGAGCCGATTACCATGATTACAGCAGAAGAACGACTTGCGATAGCTGCGGACCGTCGGTTGTGGATCATAGGGGCGAGCTTCGATGCTAACCAAGCACAAAGCAAACCTCGCGAGACGTGTGGCTGCGGTTTCAAGATTCGCGGACCTAACCACGGATCGGGGACTCATCACAAGATGAGACACCCCAAATTGCGAAAGGGCGGTAAGTAACATGATCGGAACAGCAATTGCTATCGGTGTAGGAGTAGTCGTGATTGCGTTCGCGGGCTGGACGGTTCATTCAGACTTGCACGGCGTTCCGTACTACCGACCGCGTCACCGCCGACGTTTCTAGTCTTGCTCCGTGCAAGAGAAAGGACCAATAACCATGATGACCAAAAAGGACTTCATTGCCCTCGCCGACGCCATCCGCCAACACAATGAGTCTCCAGCAGTCGGACCAATATTTACGCCGGATCACCTTAACACTCTTGCGCATACCTGCCGCAAGAGCAACCCGCGATTTGACCGTGGGCGCTGGCTAGGCTACATCCGCGGCGAGTGTGGCCCCAATGGCGGCGCGGTCCGCAAACCAAAAGAGGCGCCTAAGGAAGACGCGCCGAAGCAAGTGGATAGGTCTGCAATTCACCATTTGTGCGAAGTGCTAGAGTGGGGTAAAGGAAACCGCGGCCGTAGGGACTGCAACCCATACGGCGTGCCGGAAATCGAGGCTGCGCTGCGGTTCCTCGGAGAACTCCAGGGCGTCGACTGGCTGAACGCCGAAACGGAGACCAATACGTGACAGACCTACAAGCATTGAAGTACGCAGTGGACGCGCTCCGGCACAATGCTGATTGCGACTTTTTCGCGTGTCCAGGCCACAAGAAACCACCAGTGGACATGGCAACGTGTAGGCGTTGCCGATCGCTTTGGGAGCTCAACAAACACATGCGGAAGAGAAAGAAAAGTGGTGCTACATGAAGAAACACGAGCAAATTGTCTACCTTGCGTCGGCAGGAGCAGTAAAAACGTTTGTAATCTTCTGTTGCGACAAGTGCGAAACCGAGTACGTAGAGCGAACCACACACGTATACCTTGCCGCACGCAAAGCAGCAGCCTTGGGGTGGTGTGTAAAGGACTTAGGCAACATTCTCTGTCCCAAGTGCGCGGGAGAGTAGCCATGAAACCGCAATCTACCATTGGTGGGGACCGGTTAACGGACCCGCGATCGTGCGCAAACTGCGGTCGCCGCCCGCGCCTGCCCACTCTCCAGCACTGTGGACGCTGCTACGAATACCTAAAGCCCCTTGTACGCGCGTGGGCACGCAAGCAGAACCCCATCCCTGGAGAGGACATACCAGAATGTTGACAACGCGAGCAACGCGCGAGGCTATACGCATCGTGGCGTATACAGTCTTACTCACACTCGCGCTGTGGTAACACAGCAGCGACAGATTGACAGATTTTCATTCGGAGAAACAATCAATGTGTGCGACCAATGATTTAACAGAACTGCGAAAGTTGCGGCGGAAGATGAAATCCATCCGCGCGTGGAAAGTCCTTCGGAAATCCGGCTTGAACGTATGGACCAGGTACGCTCTGGCAGAGTACGGCCCCGGACAGGTAAGGGCTAAAGGTGTGTCCCGCGCGACTTGCTACGGGAAGCGCGGGCTGCACGTCTACCGCACGAAACGGGACGCTAGTAGCACAGCGTGTGGGGCTCGGGTTGCCGTGCCGATCTACATTAACCCCAGGGATTTGATCGCCGCCGAACCCCCCAAGGGGGACCTCCCAGAGCTGGTAGTGTGTAGGCTTACGATTCGGCCCGAAGACTGGGCCGCGGCCGGCCTGCCCAAACGCGCAACCCGCCGCCGTTACGTCTAGCGAAAGGAAAGACGATGGCTGTATTGACAGATGAAGGCATGATGCGCGCGGCGTGCGTCATGCGTGAAGCTGCCGATCGAATGGAACGATCGATGATGCGGCTGGACCAAATAGACAGGCAGCTCGAACGATTTGAACTGGCCACTGAGCGACTTATCCAGGTTGTGTCGTCAAACGAAGGATGAGAAATTGACCAGGGCAGCGCCCTAGGAGTTAAAACGATGGATCAGACATTGCCAGACGAGTGTCTCGCGAGAATTCCCGGTACAAGCGAAGTTATTGTGATCCGGCGTGGGGAATCCGGGTACCACGAAACCGATTGGGGCGAGCAAACAGGCGAGTGGATCGACCAAGAGAACAAGCGACGTGGCGTAGTCCCCGCCCAGTGTAAGGCCATGATTATCGGGTCGATATTTGGCTGGGATGTGCCCGGGGCATTCGCGACTTCGGACATTGCCCAAGGTCTCGGCTTGACAACATGAACATAACTTTCGTGCTCGCGTTGCAGCAGGAAAGCGGCCCGGCCCACTCCGGTTGTGGAGTGAGCGCGGGCCGTTGTTGGTTGCTTCAATCTGCCGTTGCCTCGCGCTCGCGCTAGGCGATTGCTTCGTTTGTCGGCACCAGCGTGATGACGAAGTCCACTTCGGCCGTGGCGCCGGTAGTCGTGCCGGATACCGCAAGCTGGCATCGGAGCGTCCGACCGGTAGACCAAACGGTGGCTGCCGAGTTGACCAGGATGCGCTCGGTAGGCAAGCCCACAGTGTCACTGTCGATATCCACGTCTGCTACAACATCGGTAAACGACTCGCTCGCGGCACCATCGCCCACTTGCACCTTGACATCGTGGTCCGGTGCCCCACCAGTTCGCAAGACACGCACAATCGTTTTCACGTCGACGATGCGGTACTTTTTCGCCAGCGTGGGCTTGGACAGCACGTTGTGGATCGCACCCGCAGCATCGTAGGCCACGTCCGCAGCTACGATTCCCTTAACTACGACGGTAACCGGCGCGCCAAACATCACGGCGTCGTTCGCCGCGAACGCCAAGCTTGACCGCGTGCCGGCTGCGTCTTGAGTGAAAACGCCAGTAGCCTCTTCTTGGCTAAAATCTGACTCTACGTGCGGTGTCCAGTTTTTTACTACTGGCATGGTTCAACTTCCTTTCGTTTCGTTTTTACCCGTTGAGTGCTCGCGATCACGCGCCCGCTCCACTCCCAACAGGATCCCTAGCCTTATCACTTCGCCCGTTAGCGCGACCAGCTCGCCGCGCATGGCGTCAATCGACTTCTCCTGCCGCGCTTGCGCTGTCGCCAACGTCTCCACCCGATCTCGTACCATCCGTTCCACTTCCGCGCGCGTGACCAACGAGCGCGCCAGAGTGAACCACGTGCCCGCGCTACCAATCACGCCCGCCAAGATCGCAGGTATCAGTTGTGCCAGCGAAATTTCCATTCTCGCTCTATCCAGGTCCCCGTGATTACTTGGCTCACGGGGTCAGAGGCCAAGTCCCAAGCCATAAGGCTGGGACCCACTCTCGCGTGTGTCAAAAGTGGGCGGGGGTCCAGGATTGCGTGCTGCACTCAACCGGTCCCCACCAATGGCGCAGTCCTGCGTTCCTGGAGCCTGCCCGTCCGGTCTATTATAGGCCGCAATTTTGTCCAGGTCAACCCTCTTGACATGGCCCTTCGAGGGCGCTATCGTCGAGTGGAAGGCAAAAGTGTTTCCTGTTAAATGGAGAAGAACCATGAAGGTTGAAAATGCAGAAACCGCAAGTAAAGGACAGTTGTTGAGTTCGTTTGGGCTGGGGGATTGCGTCCGCCTTGTTGGTCCGGAAAACGGTTTCGGTCACCCGTTTATCGGTCACGTATACATTGTCAGCAGTTTTAACGGGCATTCGGTGGCGGTCAATCTTTTCGATGGGTGCCACCGAGAAAGCGGTGGGTTCGTGCTCGAACCGAACGCGAAAGTCGTCATCGAATGAACTTCGCTCCAGGTAGTCACGTCTTGGAGGAGCCGCTTGCGGAGGGCTACTCGCGCCGCGTGGTGCCGACGTTTCCGCTGCACGTCAACGGACGGCAAACTGCCCTGCTAGTTCTTGGGGAGGCGCCTGGCCGGCAAGAAGACGAGACTGGCGAGCCGTTTGTTGGGTGGTCGGGCCAATTGCTCCGTACTGCGTACATCGACTACTGGAAGCTGCAGGACCACGCGGATGTGTTCTTGTCCAATGCGGTGCGGTCTCGCCCGCCTGGCAATCGCACGCCTAAGCCGAAAGAGATTAAGGCGCACGCGGACATGCTCGTCCACGACGTGACCGAATTGCAGTCGGCGTACTCAGAGGTGTTCGTGTTGTGCGCTGGTGCGGTGGCGTGCCAAGCGCTGGGCATGGCCAAGACGCTCACCGCAGCATTCAAGAGCCAAGGCGGCACTCTGCCATTCGCGTCGGGGCACGTGCGCGCGTATGCCACGTTTCACCCAGCGTCCCTTGCAGACCGTAGCAAAAACAAACGGCGCCGGGGACCACGCCGTGCCCGCACCGACAAAGGACCAGCGCTGGAGTCGCACTTGTCACTCCTGAAGCGGGCGCTATCAGGCCAGGACCCACCCGTCAGGTCTGTGCATTGTGATGGTGGCCAGTACTGGCTTACTGCACCAGGCTCTCACTACTCAGCACCTAACATTCCGAAGGTGCTATGCTGTGACATTGAAACGTGGGGCTGTTTAGCCGGACACGAGCAATCGCAGTTTCATCCCCAGAAGATTCTACATTGGGATGACGTGCCACAGTCGGAAGTGCTAGTAAGTGCTGCTGTATCTTGGGAAGGCAGCGCAGGATTCTACGACTTATCGGACCCTCATCACCGGCAGAATCTTGTAAACATGTTCTATTGGGCTCAAGTAGACGGTTGTACGCTGCTGTTTCATAACCTTGCGTTTGATGTGCCGTTTCTGCGTTGGTTTTTGCCGGCGTGTGCTCGGTACTTAGAGCCGCCGACCAAGTTTGCCGACTTGATGATTGAATCGCACATGGTGGATGATTTGCGGCCCGAGCGTTCACTCAAAGCGTTGTCGCCGCTCATGCTTGGCCAGCGCGGACTGTACACTGATGAGCAGCGCGCGCTTGAATACATAGGACCAGACGACCCTGAGCTGGCGCGCTACAATGTGGCTGATGTAGAGCGCACTCTGGCGTGTTACCATCGATGCCGCGAAGCGTTCCCGCGCATTTACGGTACAGGTACGAACAAAGGCTCGCCATACGCAGACGATTGGTCCTCCAAGGTGTTGCATCTTGTTACGCACATGACCGAAGTCGGCATCCCGATTGACGAGTCTGGCCTGCGCGCTTTGGACGTGCGGCTGCGTGTCCGCTTGGAGCGCATCGAACGGCTAGCACAGAGCGTCTTGGGCTTTGTACTTTCGGGGAAGGGCTCCGACATTTCCAAGCGCTCGGCGGTATCGGATGCCGCAGCGCTGTGCCCAGACGATGTCGCTGCGCAAGTTGCGTTGACCAAAACCGGCAAGTTTCCCTACGATGAAGTTACACGCGCGTTGCTCATGCCTGAAATCCAAGGACGCACTGGCAATTCACCGCGGCAGGGGGCATGGCGCAAGCTGCACGTGTTGGGGCTGCACCAAGGCGTTGCTAAGCTCATCAACACGTACACGGCGCCGATGCTCAGGGGCCGCGTCAAGAAGAAAGCGACTAAGGAAACCAAGACAAAGCCAGCGCGCGAAGCAGTTATCAACCACGCACCGCGTGTCATTCACGGGCGCATCTACCCGACGTGGTACCCGGTGCCCCGCGAGTTTGGGGACACGGGCCAGTCGGGTGGTACGCGGCAGATACGGTTTGCAGCCAAGGACCCGTCCGTTCCGACGTTTCCGCCCTGCATTAAAGACCTGCTGCAAATTGACATCTGGGCCGACTACTCAGGTATCGAACTGCGCACGGCTGCGCTGATGTCCGGTGACCCGGTGATGATGGCCGAGCTGTCCGGCGACGACGGCGACTTGCATACCCGCACGGCGCGCGTTATCCTTGGGAACAAGTTTGTAGATGACAGGATCAAGATGTACGGCCCGAAGGCGTGGAAAGGTGGCAAACACCGCTATGCTGGTAAGCGCACCAATTTTCTCATGCTCTACCTGGGAGGTGCAGACAAGCTGCAAGCTACACTCTTAGACGCGCTTGGGGAGAACTACCCGGTGTCCCGGTGCCAGCAGATCATTACCGACTTTTGGGCCGTGTACCTTGGACTGCGTGCTTTTCTTGACGGTGTGATTGACTTCGTTCGTCGCAAGGGCTATTATGAATTACCGCTGACGGGTCACTCGCGCTTGTTCGATCGGCACAACCCGCCGATCAACGAGTGTGCAAACTTCCCGTTTCAAGCGACGGCGGCTGCCATCACAATTTGTGCTCAGTACGAGCTGTGGCAACTGGCGCGGTCAGAAGGTGTGGGGATGAACTGTGGCTGTAACATCTATGATGCTGTCGGAATCGAGCTGCACGCCCGCGAGCGCCGGCTGCACGGAACGCAGCGTGCTCGTGCTCTCATCGATCGCGCGCTCCCCAAGCCGTCGTACTACAGAGACTTGTGTTCCCACTTGGGACGAACCTTACCCCTAGCCTACGAAGTAAAGGAACCAAAACGATGAAAGATAAGCTCGTAATCTACCATGCCAACTGCCCCGACGGATTCACCGGGGCGTGGCTCCTGTGGCGTGCATTCGGCGACGATGGCGTTCAATACTGCCCAGCCAATTACGGGGATGATCCGCCTGACGTTGCGGGAAAGGACGTGTACATTGTAGATTTTTCGTACCCGCGAAACGTGTTGCAAGATATGTACTCCAAGGCGGCATCCCTCCAGGTGTGGGACCACCACAAGACCGCTGAAAAAAACTGCCGTGGACTTAACTTCTGTACCTTCGATATGAACCGCTGTGGATCGCGTCTTCTGTTCGAGACCTTCATCTGCGACAACTACCCGCTTATCTATGCGCATGACAAAGCGCAAGAGTTTGTGCGGTACATCGACGATAATGACCGCGGGGTTAGAAACGCGTACAAGACGGACAATGTCCGAGCGGCGTACCTCGCAACGCCGTTTGAGTTTCCTCAGTGGGGCGCCCTTGTCGCACGGGGCGTGGGCGAATGGGTTAGTCGCGGCAGGCAGATTCTTGATTACCAACAATTGCTCATTGACCAGCACGCGTGTACAGTTACGCGTAGGTTGTTTCTGGCCCGTGAGTTCTTCATCAAGATTCCAATTGTCAATTTGACTTGCAAGCACATCATTTCTCCGCTGCTTGGGGAGCTAGCAGAGCACGCACCGTTTGCTGCTGCGTTCTGGTTCGATGGCAAGCAATGGACCTTTTCGTTGCGTTCTCGCAAAGGGGGTACTGACGTATCTGAAGTCGCACGGGGGTTTGGCGGCGGTGGGCACAAAAACGCAGCCGGCTTCCGCGTAGAGAACCTTTCCGACGCGGTACAACTATGAGCCACGTAGTGACAGTATTGTTGATAGTCGCCTATGTCGCGTTGACGGCTATCTGCGCGGTTGAAAAGCGGTGGCCTGTGTGCCTATACTGGGTTGGGGCCGCAATCGTGACAGGCGGCGTATTGTGGATGAGCACCCGTATGGAGATTTCAAAGTGAGTAAGACAATCGAAGACCGTGTTATCGACTGGATTAGCCGCCACGGCAACAAGGGCACTGCGCCCCGCGATTTGGTCGCTTCCCGCATTGTGCCCAGCGCCATTAATGCAAATTTGATACTCAAGCGGCTATCCGCAACGGAGCGTGGAACGTGGAAAGGTAAGAAGTTCTATCTGCTCAGCTCACAGGTACGCGACGGGACCGACTTAGACACCCGCGACCCGCGGTTCCGCTCCGACTTGCTGCGGCTTCTGCGCAGGCCCACCACGATCAAGCAACTAGGTTCTAAGCTGTGCATTCATGCTACCGACGTGGAACAGGCTTTAACTGATTTGGAGGGGTCAGGTTACATCGTCGAGCGCATCGGCCAGCGCGTTACGTTGGGAACTGCGGTGCCTGAAAGTGCCCGTCGCATTGTACGCGCCAACCATTTCATCGACAAGCCAGTGAAGTTTGGTATAGTTGCCGATATGCACTTGTGCTCTAAATCCCAGCGGCTTGACGTTCTCGAAGCTGCTTACGATGAGTTTGCTGCACAAGGTATTGACACGGTATTGTGTCCCGGTAACTATGTCGACGGTGAAGCGCGATTCAACCGCCACGAATTGTACGCTCATGGAATTGCAGACCAGTGCCAGTATTGCATCGACCATTGGCCGCAGCGCAAGGGTATCAAGACGTTCTATATCGATGGGGACTGCCATGAAGGATGGTATCTTACGCGTGAGGGAATTGAATTTGGCCGGTACCTCATGTTGGAGGCGCAGCGACAAGGTCGGGAAGACCTTATATACCTCGGGTCAATGGAAGCGGACATTGAGCTGAAAGCGCCGAAAGGCTCTGCGGTTATCAAGATCATGCACCCTGGCGGCGGTACAGCTTACGCTATTTCATACGCAGTCCAGAAGCTCGCTGAGAGCTACCAGGGGGGAGAGAAACCCGCAGTCGCAATTGTAGGCCACTACCACAAATTCGAGTATTCGTTTCCGCGTTCAATCCACATGCTGCAACCGGGTTGCTGCCAAGACCAAACGCGATTCATGCGTAAGCTCAAGCTCGCAGCGCACGTCGGCTTCTCCACTATAGAGTTGCAGCAGGACGTTGGCGGTTCAATCACGCGCTTTACCCCAACCTTCTTCCCGTTTTGGGACCGCGGCTACTACCTGTCCCGTGACGGGCAAGCTGCCGCGGCGCGGCTCCAACGCAAAACCAAGGCACGTCGCAAATGATAAGGGTGTTTGTAGACGAGTTGGACGACGCGAATGGGGACCAACCCTACGAGGAGTCTCCCAATGTGTGGATTTGCCGCCGGTGCTCTGCGGAAATCTACCACCGCGATTCGCTATGCCGCTTTTGCAAATGCGCCGACACGGCGGCCCGCAAATTCGGGCTCCTGGAGGAACCAGACGATGAGTAAGGGTTCACATGTCCGGCCGTACAACAGAAAGAAGTTTGGCAAAGAATACGATCGTATTTTCGGCGTTAAGGAACTTAACGTATGGGAGGATGCGCCGCCAAAAGGGGAGGATGAAGAATCTTGCCCAGGATGTGGGGGATCGGGTTGTCTAGAAGGACCCAACCACTGCCCCTGCCGAGAAGAGGACGCAAATGGAATTCAAGGGGACACCGGAGACGGAACGCGCGATTGGTCAGACGGTGGACGCATTGCTTACGTGCCCCAAGAGCCGGGAGGAGCACCTGATTCGCAAGCTGCGGAGCCTGTGGAATCGCCGCCTCGCGGAAATCGCCAAGCACCGCTCGACCTGCACCCTCTCGACACCGCCTATTGGATTTACTCCGGCTACCGCGGCGAGTTCAACTGTCCCCACGGAGTTGGACACGGCAACCACATCCACGGCTGCTGCCACAAGCACTGCTGCACGCGAGACGACTTCCCCCTGCGAAAGGATAAGTAATGCAGAAGAAACGCCAACGCAAGATGTCCGGTAGGCGCCGCGCCGTTGTTGCCACGCGCAAGGCCGAAGTTGCCGAGCTGAAAGACGCGCGGTTCGCCGAAATCGCCGACATGATTGCTGGGCGCCTTGAACCCTGCATCGAGTTGCTAGTCAAAGCTGAAGTCGCCAAGGCGATAGCTGGTCTATACAAGTGCCAGCTCCCGTTGGAGGAGGCTTCTGGTGAGTAGCTGCGAAAAATGTTGGCGGGATGCGCACCGCAGCTCTGACCTAGATGTCGCCGACGAGTACCGTCGTCTCATGGAAGAACGGCACTCTAATCCTTGCACACCCGAAGAGCAAGCCGGCCTAGACGCTACGGAGTGCCCGTGCTGCGGTCGCAAAACTATCCACCAACACACACAGGAGCCCATGTGCGGATGCAAACTGCTACAGTTATAATTGACTCGCGGGAGGACCCGCACTGGCGCTTGCCGTTTCCAGACCACGTTAAGGTCCACCCGCAGCGGTCCCGTAACCCGGTCATCATAAAAATCAAAAAGCGAGTTGACAAACTCGATGCCGGAGACTATTGTTTAGACGGGCACGCAAGTCGGTGTTTGGTCGAGACCAAGCGGTCGGCCCGTGAGCTGGCGGGCAACTTGCTCACTGACGACTTCCGCCGGGCCAACGCAGCTTTTGAGAAGCTTTCTTGTGCGACCGCGTTTCCGCTGCTGGTCTGCGAGTTTAGCCAAGCTGACTTACTCACCGAAGCAGAAGACGGCCGCGTGATGGACGCACTCGCCTGGTGCATCGCACGCCACCGCTTGAACGTGTGGTTTGCTGGCCCGCGGGGTGCCAAAGACGCACGCCGCAAAACCGCTGAATGTGCCTTACGTTTGATGCTTGAACTGTCTAATTGGGAGGAACCGCCGTGCAAAAACTCACCGAACAACAAGTCCGACACTGGATCAACTCTATCGTTAGCCACGAAGGTCCCGAAGACGGCGAGCACGCAATCTCGCCAGTTGCCCGATTTGTAACCTGCGCGCTCGCGGATGTACCTTACGTGGAGACATACAATGCGCTGGAACTCATCCGCAACAGCAACAGCCTGCGTAAGTTCCGCGCGTTTCTGGATGAAGTTGTGCGGGTCATGGACGACTGCGACATACAGCCTTGGCCCGCCGCCAACGAACAGGAGAAGTCCACATGATACCGTCTTGTGGTCACGGAACACTCGTCGCGGACGGCACATGTCCAGAGTGCAACGCGGAATTCGCGCGAATCCAACAGTGCGATTTGGATTCGATGGTTACGGGCTCCAGCGACACCAAGCCGACAAACCCCAAAGATCGCGCAGCCACGTCGCGACTGGACTTGAGCCTGTTCCCGGCGACGGCCCGCGCCTACGGGGCGCTTGCCATGACAGAGGGGCATTTGAAGTATGGCGGCTACAACTACCGAGAAGCAGGCGTACTGGCGTCGATCTATTACGCCGCTGCGGGCCGCCACTTGGACAAGTGGTTCAATGGTCAAACGTGCGATCCCAAAACGGGTATTCCCCACCTCGCCAACGCTCTTGCCTGCATTGCGGTCCTCATCGATGCAGTGGAGTGCGCCAAATTGAATGATGATCGGCCCCCGCGCTGCAATATGGACAACATACTCCAATGGGCCGAACAGCGCGTAATCGGGTTACAAGAGCTGTTTCCTAGCGGCCCCGCGCGCTACACTCACGCGGCCAACTCAGGAGACCCAACGTGATCTCTGACCTTTCCAAGATGACGGAAGTGCGGGAGGTTCCGCTGCGGTCCACGTTCATGTCGGACTCTGAGCGCTGCCCCCGCTACGCCTTGCTGCGCCACCGCGCCGGGCTGGTCCCGCGTGGTCACACGTCCGACGCGCGCTTCCGCGGGGACATCATGCACAAGATCGTTGCCGAGGTCCTCCGTGGCAAGACGCAGGAGCAAGCAGAGAGTGCTGCCCATACTCGCCTGACCGAAACATCACAGAGCATCGTCGATTCGCTCACAGACTCCGGCTACACGCCCGCGGGCAAGACCCCCGAGGAAGCGATCAAAAGCCTAGAGACCGAGACCAAGGTCGCCATTGCCATGTCCCGCGCCTACTGTAAGTTCTTCGGCATCCGCGCTGGCTCAGCCAACGTTCTTGTAGATCACGACGGCAAAATCGTCCACAACTCGCTACCTGTTTATGTAACTTGTATAGAACGCTTCGTCGGACATCACTTGTCTGAATGTAGTGAAGCGGGGGCTCTAGACGCGGTCTTGATAGACGAACCCAAGCGGAACCTGTATGTACTCGACCATAAAACCAGCGGACGAGACGGGGTACAGTATATACGGACCCTCCCGCTTGCTGCCCAGACGTTGTTATATCCGCGCCTAGCTGCCACCTTGTGCGCAGAGACAGACTTACAGATTGCCGGAATCATCTACAACGTAATCCGCACGCCGACCATCCGTTGCTGCAAAACGGACGACAACGACCTTGACAAGTACGCTGCGCGCGTAGAGCAATGGTACGAAGACAACCTTGACACTACTATGGCACAAACAATCATTTGTCCCTCGCCGGAGTTGAAGATACTCTCGGTACAGCGGCACGAACGCGCTGCGGGGTACTGCACAGCGCCCCCACTGCTGGAGAACTTCCCGGCTTGTGGAGGAGCTGCTTGCCATGCCTACAACAGCTTATGTGCCTACATAGGGTTATGTACTTTGGACACTAGTCTCTGGCCAGAACAATTGGCGCGCTTCGATAAGGACTTCCGCGATGACGAGCCTACAGTGGGCAACTAGTAAGCCTATACCAACTTTGCCGGGATACCGTGCTACAAGTGACGGCACCGTGTGGTCTAGTCGATGTTGCGGCGTTGGACCTGGGAATTGGCGTGCAGCCTTGTGCCCTGAAGAGTGGAAACAAATCTGCGGCAGCATCAACAAGGGATACCTACGCGCTGAGTTTCAATTGAACGGTCAGCCAACGCGCCGTCATCTGCACCAAGTGATCTGCGAAGCATTCCACGGACTGCGACCTGGTCTGAATCCTTTTTGGCAGGCAGCGCATAAAAACGGCGACCATTTCGATAACCGCCCCGTAAATCTGTATTGGGCCACTGCCAAAGAGAACATGGCAGATCAGTACCGTCATGGCACCCGTGTTTCCAAGTTGACTGAAGAACATGTGCGTGAAATCTTACAATCGACGGATGGACCTACCAAATTGGCTGTGCGGTTTGGCGTATCCGTTCCTACCGTTTGCAACATCCGAGCAGGACGCAAATGGAAACGTTTGAAAGGAATCCAACAATGACGACGACCCAAAGCGTTACGAACGTAATGACCAAGCGCGCGGTGAAGTTGCCCGCTGCGCTTACCGGCAAGATGAGGGTGTGCGCGCCGTTTGAGGCACCGGACCTGGACTCGTTGTTCCTCGTGATCCAGGGGCGCCCTGGCTGCGGCAAGTCCTCATTGGTCGCATCCAACCCGCGCTGCCTCTTCTTCGATCTGGAGAAGAACGCAGGTACAGTAATCGACCCTGCCGCCGAGCGCGTCCAGGTGCGGCCCACATCGACTACCGCAGCCAAGGATATTCGCGCCGGTGTGGATGGCTTCTTGTCCGCTTACCGCACTGACACTGCGCTTCGCGGGGCCATTTCCACAATCGCGTTCGACTCATACGATCGCCTTGTGGAGATTTTCCTCCGAGACCTGTGCCGCGAACACAACCTGGAAGACGCCGGCGAGTACAAGACCGGCCACGGCAAAGGCTACTTCAAGGTCCGCGATGAGCTATTTGATATGTTCGAGCGCATCCTGCAAGCCGGGTTGGGTGTCGTGCTTACGGCCCACTTGGGGCCACAAGACATTCGTATCCCCGGCAAGAGCGAACCAGAAACACACATCACGCTTTCAGTGTCTAAGACATTCCGCAACACACTCGTGCGCACCCGGCATATGATGTTTCGTATAGAGTGCCAGCCCGTTATGGTTACCAAGACGACTGCCGCTGGCGTCAAGATCAAGTTGCCGTCCAACGATCCGTCAGCATGTGAGTACGTGCTTATTACTAACACGTCCACCCATGCCAACGACTTCGACTCGCCCAAGTCGTCAGTTCCAATTGATTCCAAGTTAGTCATCCCAGCAGCGGGTTGCTGGCAGGCGCTTCGGGATGCCTACACGGGCGCCGTAGAAAAACGAAGAAACCAGAGCCGTGCCCTTGACACCACAGCTCCCAAAGGCAATAATCAAACAGGAGCGCGCGAGTAGCCGCTCCGTCCGTCAGTCAGTTACAGCAAGAGGAGAGTTTCAATGTCGGAAGAGCAAGGATTCATGGACGTTTTGGCTGGGTTCATTCCCGTAGCCAGAGACACCGAAGTTGGGGACGGTGGTTACTTCATCCCCAAGGGCGAGAAGCATCTGTCTCTCAACACCGCCGAGTTCGAGCCGGGCACGAACGACTACGGCCCGTTCGTCAAGGCCACTCTCACATGGGGCATCTGCGACCCCGGTGAGGACCAGGACCGCGAGTTCTCGACGGTCTACTTCGTGAACACAATGAAGCCGGATAAAGGTACCGGCGTTGCTAAGCTGTCCTTTGGCGGTCAAGACCTGCTGCGCCTCGCCGCTGTATTTGCAGGTGAGCCGATTGCAGACAACAACCCTGTCAACGCCGCAGCGGTCATCCAGGGCTCCATTGGCGCCGTTATCAAAGCCAAGTGCTCCGCGCGCAAGAACCCAAAGACGGGCGACGAGTATCCACGCGTCCGCCCGCTCTCCCTGGAAGCTATCCCGGCAACCACTCAGTAAGGCGGGAAGTACCGGGCGTGGCAGCTCGGAGAGACGAGCCGTTCGGCGCCAGCTAACGGTGGGGGCTGACAGGCGAGTTCAAGGCTCGCCCGCCGAAGTGGAGACTGAATGGGGCGACACCTGCCCGAATGACAAATACGCATGGGCCATTGGTGGGGACCGGTTGGGGTCATGCGTTCCAGTCGTCCAAAGTGGCGTGACCGGGGAGAGAGTTCCCCCTTTCTACTAAAGGAAAACTACCAGTGAAGTTCACAGTGAATAATTCTCCGCAGACCGACGTAACCTTCCGCGCGGAAATTGATGAAGACGGCGATCTAATGCTGTACGCCAACGACTGCAAGCTACTCTTCATTACACACAAGGGAGGCCACTTAGCTCGGATGAGCGTGCCGAACGACCGGCGCGCGGCGTTGGCAGGGCTCTCATTCGATGAAGAAGACCACATTGAACTATCTGTATGAGCAGAACGCACAAAGGACAAAAAGGCGCCGGGTACGAATACTGGCAAACGCGAATCTCCAAGTGGTTGCGCTCGCCGGGTTCGTGGACCAAGCGCACGACTAACCGCATCCTGCGCCGCACGCGCAAACAGAAAGACAAGAGTCAATGCCACCAACCGTAGTCCTTCATGGGTTCACCGTGGACCCCCGTCGCGATTGTGTAACGTGCCGGGAATGCGGCGCTTCTTTCGCTGCGATTGGGTTGCGCACTCAGGCGTTGCGTGTAGCGCGGTTGATGGGGCGCCCTTCGATCAACGTGCATCACTGCGCCGAACCACCGGCACCAGCAGTCCACATCGCTTGCGTGGCGCAACTCGTGTCTCTGGATCAACCTGCGCACGAGCCCAAGCATCTGCCTGGCGAGCCGGGGTTTGAACACGAGGTTGAGTGCGAACCGGCTGTGTGCCGATGGTGCAAGGACAAGCGCGAGATAACCATCAACTTCAAGACCAGGCCGTGCGATTGCGTGAAGCAGGAGAACACCGGTTGCGTGGGACAGGAGGACATCGGCAGCGGGTGGGAAGTGCTCCTCGACGCCGCGCAGACGCAGGAGAAAATCGGTAGGGGGTGGAAAGTCAAGCATGAGTACCGCGGGCTTTGGTAACGACAACCGGTCCCCACCAATGGCAGAATTTGTATTTAACGGAGAAAACTAATGAAGATTGTGGACACAGTTGAAGCTCCTAAAATGTGTACGGTGTGTGATATTGAGGACGGGGGAACGTTCGAGTGGGATGGAAGCTACTACATCCGTCCGGGGTACGGCGTGCGACGTACAGGAGACATCGGCGGGGTGGGTCTAGCGACTGGCGACTTTGTTTCTAATTCTGTTACGTTGATGGTGCGCCGTGTGACAATGGAAGCGCGCGTGTTGTGAGGCAAACGCAGGTACAACTAGACTTGCACACGCACTGGCGGGCGCCGGGGCAGGCGAGCGGGGTCAAGGTGCGGTTGGCTGCGGCCAAGATGCCGATGGCTGTGAAGATTGCCATGCGCAGTTTGCCCGCGCAAACACGGATTGCGTGGGGTGGGCCGTATTCGCAAGAGCCGCCGGCCATGCGTGTGGTGTGGGGGTGGCCACTAGCGGATGACTGGCACAAGATCGGCGTGTACTCGGGCTTGGCCGACAGCGACCCACGCACGCGAATGCGTTGGACCGTCTCCAAGCGCGCGCTGCGGTTGCAGATGGGACACGAAACACTTCCCTGTAGCAAATGGAATGGCGTGTTGTCCTGCGATCCCGACGAGAAAACCCCAATGCGCATAGTTCTACATGCGCGCCCGCAATTGTACGTACTCCGCACGCCCCCGCGGGAGCGCCCCGTCGCCCCGAAACTTGGGACCCCCTTCCCAGAGATTGTGCTGCCATGAGTGGTTGTATTGGTAGGCACAGACCCCGCTCTCCCGTCGAGGAGAACGCAGAACGCCAACAACCGGAAAACTGGGTTGTCTGTAGCCATTGCAATTGCCGCATGATTGGCTGCGGTGGTGTACCTTGGACGCATACGTGCGGGACTTGTGGGAAGCCTGTGTGCGATGACTGCGAGCGGCAATGCAACGGTTAGACGAGCTGTACCAAGAAGCGTTTGGGTGGGGGCCTGCGCAACTGGCGTGTGTGCATCTGGCGCTGGGGTGCTATCTGGCGCCGCGGTGGCCGATGCACCAGAGCCCCGCGTGGGCCGTTATGGTTGGTCCGCAATCGTGTGGCAAGAGCACGATACTGAGCATGTTTGACGGCATCCCATACAGCGTGTGCGTGGACCATCTAACACGCAATGCGCTTACGTCGTGCTACTCGGACGAAGATGACCCGGAGGCGGACCACTCACTGTTCCACAAGCTGTCGGTGAACACGCATCCGGTAGGAGAGAAAGTGTGGATTGTGCAAGAGCTGTCGTCTATACTCGCGATGGAGCCTGTGGTTCTGGAGAAGCACTTTGCCGATCTACGCGCGGCGCACGTGGGTAAGCACGTATCACATGGTGGGATGAGTGGTACACGCGTCCGCAACATCGGGTCGTTTGGTATGCTGATCGGGACTACGGAGGCGTTCGAGCCGATACGCGCCAAGATGACTACCTTTGGGGACCGCTTCCTGGCGATCCGCATGGCCCGGCACGCGGACGCATTCGAGGACCTGCGCGCTGAGTCTGATCGCGCTTGGGCTTGCGACGCGAGCAAGCAGGCTCGGATGAAGCTCCTAATCCGGGAGGAGACGCACAAGATCATCAATCGCGGCATCGCCAACTTGTCAAGTCCGGTAGCCGGGAACGACCCGCCTGCAATTTCTATTCCGCCTGCGCTAGCGGATCGGTTGTCGGCGTGGACCACGATCCACAGCACATTCGCGACGGCGCCGCTGCATAACGGCGTACTAGCAACAGCGGTGGGCAAGCCGTACCGTATAGTGGAGCAAGTGCGGTCGTGGGGAGATACCCACGCGCTGCTGGATGAACGGACTGAATGGAACGAGTCCGAAATATCTGTGGCCCGGCGCGTGTTTCAGGATTCCATGCCGCGAGGCCATTGGGATTTGTTATCGGCGCTCGCGCAGCCCAACGGTGCGCCTACCACGAACATGAACCTGATTCGGCAGTGGGCTTATTTGGGTGCAGTGGAAACCACAGATGGTTCGGACATAGAATGGCGTAGGGACCAGTCGTACCGTCTTACGGAGAAGTATCGCCAAATGGCGGAAAGGACAAGGTATTTCGATGAATAACACGCGACAAACTAGGGTATACGTTGCAGGTCCATACTCTGGTGGGGACACTGCTGTGAACGTGAGGACAGCGATAATCGCTGCAAACCAATTGCGAGACCGCAGATTTGCGCCGTTTGTTCCACATCTTACACACTTTTGGCACCTGGTTTGCCCGCGGGATTACGAAGACTGGCTAGACCTGGACAATCAGTTCTTGCCGTGTTGCGATTGCGTGCTGCGGCTGCCTGGAGAGTCCAGCGGCGCGGACAAAGAAGTGGAACTGGCACGGTCTCTCGGTCTCCCGGTGTACAAATCGATTTGCGACCTACTGCACGAGGAAGAGGTGTCCCGTGAACAATAAATGGTGCAAAACAGTTGACGGCAAGGAAATCAACCTGTTTGATCCGGACCCATCACTATTTACGGTGGACCGCATCGCGAACGCGTTAGCGCGGATCAACCGGTTTGCGGGCGCCTGGGAACGCGCCGTCAGTGTAGCCCGCCATTCCATGCGCGTGGCCGAACGGTTGCGCTCCGATGGCTGTGACATCGAAACCCAGTTGCAGGGCCTCTTCCACGATGCCGCCGAAGCCTTCACCACTGACATTCCTTCCCCGCTAAAGCGGCTCTTATCTATCAAAGTTCCATCGACGCGCGAGCAGGGGCGCTTGAGCTTTGGGGTATTCGAGGACGAAATGCTGCGCCAAATCTTCAATCGCTTAGAGATTGTGTGGCCCCTGCGGCTGGAAACAGAAAAGGCCGACGAGATGCTCACGGAACACGAAAAGCCTTGGGTTGCTGGCAAAGAGTGTGACTTGTACTGCTTCCTGTCGACGGACCCAGACGTTGTTGCGGCGGCGTTCAAGTACCGTGCGGAGAAGCTATTCTATGAACGCGCGCATACCAGCGACATACCAACGGAGGAGCTTCCAAGTGGCACGACATAATCTAATCCAATGTGACCTATGCGGGGAGGTCATTCCAAAGCCCGCCGTCGTCAGGTTCTCAGCAGTTTTACGGTGGTCCAATATATCTCCAAATGGAACAGCAATCCCGGAAAAGGACGTGCCCGTTACTTTGGGGGACCTGTGTTTGAGTTGCCTTATACTCCTCAAGAGTGGGTTGCACTTTCAGGTGGTAAAATGGGTGGAAGAACACACTAAAGCAGCGGTCGGAAAGTTGCCGTACCGAGTTGTTGACCAACCACCTACGGAAAGATAGTCGGGACGCGGGTGCGCTGGCGTCCTATGCTGTAAATGTCAACTTCAGACATAGGATCGAGTTCGTTGGTGTAGGTGGGCAGCTCAGCCGCGACTGGCTTGTACAGGCCACTGCGAACGGCGCGGCCGACTGGCCCTTGGAACGCGGCTGCTTCGTAGAACGGGCGCACGTCGCGCGGTAGGGCGGATAACTGCTTCTCGATACGGGTCATCTTGCGGCGCCGCTGCATCTGCTTCAACTGGTCCGTTGTGAGCGCGATCGGGTGGCCAAACCGACGCTCATGCTCGGCCTCGATGTTGGACGCTTTGGTAGCATCGTTGGCGAACAGAGCGTCCAAGTAGAGCCGGCGCGTTTCCTTGATCGCGTTCGAGTCCAGCCGCAACCGGTTTGCCAGTTCAGCTTCCTGGTCAATTGCGCCGCCCTTGATTCCCAGCGAGTGACGGACAAGTTCCCACGGCTTGTAGTACCCGACCAGGCTGCCCTTCCCGGTATACACGGGAATGCGGCCGGTGTGCGGGTCTCGGCCTGCGTAATTGGCGTGCTTGCGGTTGAGCCACCGAGCGGCCGGCTTGCCCACGCCCTCATTGATTCCTGGCACCAACCCCAGAGCGCGAGCGGCTGCCACGCCGCCAGGTACCAGCAACGGCATCTGCCGCGTGAACTGGTCCCAGTCTCCGGACCCCGCCGCAGATAGAAACCCCCCCACTACGGTCGCGGCTGGGGGCACGATAGGAAGCGGCGCCAAAATGCTTCCGCGGTCATCGACGTTTGTAAAAGACGGCAGCGCACCTCCAATCAGGGCATCCTTCATGCTCACGCCGAACGTCTGGCCGACTTCCATAGTCGCCCACGAGAACATGATCTGGCGAGAGATTTGCGAGAAGTCCCGATCTTCAATCGCGCGCCGGAATCCCTCCAGCGTAAACTCAGTGAATTTCGTGGGGAACATGGCCAATTGCCGAATGACCGGCTGCCCAAACGCCCCAGCAGGAAGGAACGCCATCGGGGTATCAGTCAATCCTGGCACGAACTGGGTCCGCACAGCCACTTGGTGTGCGTGCTTGATCGCTTCCGCCCCGCGCATGCCACCTGCTTTAGCGTGTGTCAGGCCAGCGTAAAACCCCGTCATACGCACGTTGGTTTCCGACAGCTTGAACATTGACATGGCTGCACGCTTGGCTTTCTCTACCGTACTTACACCGATAGGCGCCGTCTTTTGCAACCGGTAAGCAGATTCCATAGCGCGTCCAAGCACCTCGTCCGTGAGTGGGCTACCGTGCAATCCAGATTCTACAAACTCAGGGAACGCGCGCTTGATTGCGTCTGTGTGTCCAAGTTTTTGCGCTAGCCGCGCCTCGAAATACCGCGGCATCCGCTTCAGCACTTCCAATTGACCCGCAAGTGCGTTCCCCCCGCCTACCAGCGTTGAAGTTGTAAGAACTGTCTGGAACGTGTTCTTGAACGCAGCAGACGGGTTGAGCCCTAGCGTGCTCAGGTAGAAGTAGCTAGCAACCGAGTGGGAGAACCCACGCAGGCTGAAGGCGCCCATGCTGCTACTATACATGTCCCGCATGTGGTTGGCAAAGTCGTCGCCCACTGCCGCCCGGACTCGCGGTGATTCCATTAGGCCGATGACTTGCCCCCACCGCTGGTCCCATAACTGTGCATTGAGAGCCTGACGGGGTGTCGGCCTACCCAGCGCAGACGGGATGACGGTGTTCTCCAGCATACGCGCGCGCCAGCCGGACCGTGCGTCTACCTTACCAAGCAGCTTTGCGCGCTGTAACTCTCCGAGAATCTTTGGCCCGTTCCCGCGGATCGACCACGCATACGTATTCCCGATTGAGTGATAGTAGTTCTGGAGGACTGGTTCCAGGCGCAGTGAATACTGCTTGGGCATGTGCTCTGCGATGCCAGTCACGAACAGGTCCCGCTCGCCGTCCGCCACAAGGTTTTTGCCCTGCGCGGTAATCTCATCCAGCGTCTTACGGCGGAACGTTCGGAGCGTGCGGTCGGACAGTCCTGCTTTTCCAAATCCCTTGAGCAGCTTGTCCTTTACGCCGTTCTGCAATCGGGTCAGGGCCGCAGGGTCCACCAAGTCCCCGAGGAGCCCGAGTTCCTGGAGCGCCGGCATCATAGCGCCCTCGCGGCGGTAAAACTCTCGACCCAAAAACGTAACGGTTTGCAGTTGCGCCTTGCGGGAAAACTCTTGCCCATTTGCTGTAGCGGTGATCGCATCGTGTAGCCGTTTGGCGTCGGCCTGCGTTCGGATCGTCCGGTGCGGCATGTAGTCCGGGACGCCTTTCCACTTGCCCTGCTTGAGCCACGTTTGCATGGCCTTCATGTCGGACACGTCGTAGCCCAGCCCCTCCAAGCGCTTCGCTGTGTCCCGCAGTCCAGTGATAAACTCCGGCCGGTTGAACACATGATCGCGTGTATGGTCTAACGCCACCCGCACATCTGCGCTCAGTTGGCGCAGGGCAGGGGTCATGGCTTCTTCAAGGCGCGGCACCAGCGGCCCAACATCCTTCCACCCGTGTGGTGCTTTCAGGTGCAGCTTTTCCCCGTGCAGGAACGCCATCACTTGCTCACGCGCATTAGGCATTCGCCCTGCAGCGCGTGTGTACTTATCAAATGCAGGTGCGAGCATCCCGTCCACGTATGTGCTATTGATCTCGTTTTTGGCAAGAACAATGTCGTCTAGAAGGTCAGGCACCGGCGTCCCGCGAAACGCCCCACGTGCCCCCGCAAAACCGCGCAACACGGGTATACGCGCCAACATGCCGTCAATTTGGCTCTTGACTTTGAACAACGCTTTGGCTGACGGGATCGGAGAAACGAATGTGAGTGCGATGGACATCATGACCGCGGGGTTGGTCAGGGTCTCCATGATGCGGCCCTGTAACGAGTCGCGGCGGATTCCCCACTTGCGCAGGAGTTGATCCCGTTCCCCAATGGTCAGGGATTCGGGGGAGAGCATAGACCGCCAGCCGGCATCTAGGTCCCCCATTGAAATGGCCTGGAACGCTTGCCCCGGCCTGTCGAGAATCCCGATTGGCGCTATGCCTGGTCCGTCCGGCACAAGTTAGACTCCTCCCGCCGCCTCGCGTAGAATCGCGTCAAATTGCTTCATCACGTCGTCTGTTTGCCGCGGCTGTGGCGCTACCGGCAGTCTCGCGCTGCCCAATCGGATGCGGCCCGGCGTCTGCGCCCGCTGGCCACCTTGCTGCGCCCGCAACTGCTCAATCTCTGGGTTGGGTGCCGTGATCGTACTCAGTACGTCGCGGGTCAGGTCCATCTCTTGCGTAACCGCGTTGAATCGTCCGATCTTGGCCTGCCGCTCTCGCTCCTTCATGGCCGCAAGAAACTGCCCCGCGCTGATAGCGCCACCCTCCGGCGTTGGGACCCTGTGGCCCCCACCAAGCTCCGGCGGCACCTCTCCGGTGATCCGCATTGTAGCTTCAAATTCTTTCCGCCTGCGCGCCCCTTTCGCCGCCGCACCAATTTGCCACACCGCCAGACCCGCACCGATTACCGGGATTACTTTTCCTTTTAGTGCGCGACCTAAGAACCCTGCAATTCCTTTTCGCCCAGCGGCAGCGCCGGCACCCGCCGCGGCCTCACCACCTGCTGCGGCTACTGGAGCACCTGCGCCAGGCCTACGCGGAGCAGCAGGCACAATCGGCCCACCACGTCCCGCAGGTACAATCGCTGTAGTTGGCGCTGCGCGGCCGGCAAACGACACCGGTTCTGCCAGTCCCGGAGGCGGCGGCAGCGCGGGGAACCGCATTCCAATCGGGAGCTTGCGCGGGGAGAGTTGTGCTGCCATCAATACAGTCTGCTTGATACCCGCGTCTCGGCTTACTCGGCCCAGCAGCGCCCCCGCGGTTACGGTCGCTAGCGGTCCAGCCGTCGCCATTACACGACTCGACGGCATCTTTCGCAGGGACTCCAACGCCTCGGGCGGCACACCAGCCTCCTCCGCAGCGTCCAGCGCAGCCTCAACCACCTGGCGGGCGTCTTGCTTGCTCATTTTTGGCACGAGCATTGCGTAGCCAACTTGCAGGTCGTTCACGAACTCGCGCTGCGCATCTGCGTTCCCGATCATGTCCCGCAGCGGCTTGGGGAGATCGCTGGTCTTTCCCGACTTTCCTACCGTTGTAATCAGGCGTTCGGTCAGGTATTTCTTCGCTGCGCTCGGTGTGCTCTGCGCGCGAAGGCTCTCCCGCAACCGGCTCCGAATTGCAGCAAAGCGCTCCCTACCCGGTGCTTTCAACAGAACATCGCCCCAGCCGGACGCGTGTTCCAGCAGGGCTTCCATGTCAATCTCACCAGTCTCAGTTCGGTAGTGGTCTGGCATCGTTAAAGTTCCCAGGTTGTTCCATGATGAATGCTGTTGTTTCTTTTCCTATGACCGTTTTGATCCTAGCTAGAAACGCCGCCGACTCTGACTCCGTTTTTACATACTTAGTCGGCAACCAAACAACAAATTTCGCCTTTGAACACAGTTTCTCATTGCCGTTCATCGTTCTTCCTCCCTAGACGTTAATGGCGGCAGAGCCGCCGTGCGCTTGCTAGGCGGTGTATACGGTCCAGCACGAGTCGGATCAAACCTTGCAGCTAGGTCTTCCGGGTCCATGCCGACCTGCGCGGCTACCTGCCGGATCAACGGGACATCGCGTGTGGCGAACCCACCGCCACGTATGCCCTTCTCCACGGGACTGACAAAGCCCCTCTCTAGCCCTGTCTTCGTACTCAAAAGCCGCTGGTTCCTACGAGCACGCGCCATGCTAAACTCAGTTTCCACGTCCTCGCGGGCTGCCATTCGCCTCGCAGCAGCCTGCACTTGTTTCTTCTGCGCAGCGCGTATGGTCTCTGCCAGATTGACATTGGGGTCATTTGCGCCCTGGTACATTTCGTAGACGAATGAAGCTAACGCGGTAGCGTACAAGCCACCTTGCAAAAGCTTCCATCCAGCGAGTAACAGCGGTGCGGCCATCTTATTCTCCCTACCTACTGCGGAAACGGACTCGGCTGCGCTTGTGGACGCTGCGGCTGCTGCGGTTGTTGTGGCTGCTGTGGACCACCGCCCCCAACTTGCGCCGGACTTAGTTGCGCTGCACCGCCGGGTTGCGCCTGTACAGGCGATTGCGCTGGTTGTACCGGTTGCTGCTCCGGAACGTTAGCAGGCCCAACCTTGGGCGGCTGCGGTGCCGCCTGCACTGCTTGAGAACGCGCCCGCGACTCCAGCACGCGATCCGTAAAGCTCTGAATCGGCTGCTTCCGTTCCTTGCGCGCCGGCAGAGCAGTTGTAGTCCCGATAGGCGACTCGTACAATTGTGACCGTTCGTTGAACTCCGGTATTGCAGTAAACGGATTCGTAATCCCATGTTTGGCCGCGTCTTGGTGGTGCGCGCGTACCGTATTGAACTCGGAGTCTCGTTCCGGATCGGTATGCAATGGATCGTCGCCGCTCCCTGCGTTGTAGTATTCGCGCAGCCCTCGTCGCGATCCTGGCCGGTTGTGCAACTCTGCGATGCTCTGCAATACCCCCCGTGGAGCCCGAAACAACTTGTTCTCCCGTGTGCGCACCGCTTGTGCTGTTTCCGCCGAGATTTTGCCTTCGTCCACCAACCCCTCAAGTTCATGCGGCTCCAACACACTCAACACCGCAGTCGCGTGCCCATCTTTAAGCACTGCCATAGCGTGGTTGTTTTCTTGCCATGTCCGCATGATCGTGTTATTCTTGATCGGAAGCAGCATCCGCTCTCGGTGCCACCTGTTCCACTTGCTAATTACCTGGCTCACCGCTGCCTCGGCCAGCTCAGGCGGAATCGCCATTTGCTCTTCCGCAGTCGGCGCAGTATCCAGTACAGTAAGTGGCTGACGCTGGGACACGCGGTGCCTAGCTCGGGTTATGTCCGTTGCAGTCTCCGGGTCAACTCCCGATTCGATCAACTGCGCACGTCTAAGTGACCCCAACCACGCTCCTACATTCCCGCGAAACGTCGGGTCCGTCGTTGCGCCGGTCAGGATTTCCTGCATCTGCGTTGCGAGCGCAGACATCGGAATCGTATCGTACATATCCTCAGCCATGCGTACTTGGAAGTCCGCATCCGACTCGCCGTCCTTACGGATACCCGGAGCCCAACGGTTCGGGTCATCGTCAGAAAGTCCCAAGCGAAGCGCACGATCGGTAGCTTCTGAAGAAGCACGAGTGCCCTCCAACACAGTCGAATAAATCTGCCGTACAACCTGTTCAGGCGTCGCGCCTGTCTGCTCCCACTTTCTTGGATTTGGCACCAGCGCATTTGCAACTGCATCCGGCAGCGCCGTCGCAACTGCGTCTCCGTATTCCTTGTACATCCGCTCAAGTGGCTCGCCCATTTCCTCCGCTTCCAGTACATCTGCCGCCACACGCAAATGGTACTGCCGCCGCGCCTCTTCCGACTGCATCACAGCCAGTACGAGGTCGTCCTGCTTTGCCTTTGTGATCGCCTTGAAAGACACCGGATTGACCATGACGAACTTCGGGTCGTCCATACTCATAGCCCACACGCCACCCTTGGGGTACCCATTGTACAGTTCCCACTCGCGGGCCTCCTCCGGCGTCAGCATAGGCAAGTCCAGCTTCAGCGCTTCCAGCATCGCTGCCGGAATTGGCATCATAGGCTGCTCAAACGCTCCAGCTGGCCCCGTAGTCGTTGCCTCCCCGCGTATAAGCGCTTGGTTCGCCTGCGCCACCATCGCGTGTAGCTTGTCTGCGTAGGGGCTGTCAAGCATGTCTTCCCGTACCACCTGCGCCATGCGAGCCAAGTCAAGCATTTGCTGCCGAGTTTCCAGTCCCTTTGGCCCAAGCCGATCCCACGCATTCGCGGCGTCCATATCGTAGACCCAGTCAACAGCAGACCCTACCGACTCGGCAATCGTCGCGGCCCCCCGCTCCTGCTCGTCCAACAACCGCCCTTTTTTCGCTTCATTCTCCTGAATGATACTTGCCAGTTCCGCCCCTTCACGCTGTACCTTGCTCGTAAGCTCACGCTGGTAGTCTATCGTCTCCAACTGGAACCTACGTCCTTCCTCAGTCAGAGCCTCTTGACGTTCCTCCTGCCGTCGAGTTTCCACTCGCTGCTCGGCCTGATTTACTGCGCGCTGTGCCGCGTCCGCCACCTGTGACACCGCCGCTTGCGTCTGCTCAGCCTGCTGCGCCTGTGCTTGCGTAGCCCCGCGCACAAACTGGTTCATGGATTTGCCCATCGCGTCTATAAACGCCTGCACGGACTGTACCAAGTTTGCACCACCAGCGCCGCTACCGCCACGGGACAGTGCCGCCTGCACCAGTTGTTGTCTATCGAATCGCGGTTGCGGTGGCATCTTACTCAAACCCTCCCCCAAGAAGCATACTGCCAAAGCCTAGTATGGCACCCGCAGGACCGGGAATCATTTGCATAAACAACTGAGACATCGTAGCCGCCTTCGCCCACTCTTCCCCCGCAGCCAACGCGTCTAGCATGTTATTGTAGCCGCCCGCCTGGAGCTTCGTCGCAAAGTCGGTCCCCAAGATGTTCTGCCCAATCGCAAAGTGATTCGTCATAAAGTCGTAGGGCAACTGGCTTACGTAGTTTTCCGAATCCAACAGCGCCAAGCTCGTACCGTCCTTAGCATCGCGATAATTCGCCGTCAGGTTGTCATAGTTGAACCGAATCGAATCCGCGTTGTTCCGTGCATTGATCCGCAGCTCATCAAATCCAGCCGAAATATCCGCGGCCTTCGTGTACGCACCCGCGACCGCTTGTATCTCCGCACCGCCCAATACCGCAAGCGACTGGTTCCTTGCAGTAGACGCGGCAGCAACAGACTGCATTGTACTTACCATCGCACCCGTTTGCAATGCTGTAAAGTCTTTGATGTTCGCGCCGATGGTAGTCGCGATCTGCATCGACCCGGTTACACGCAGTTGTGCAATCAGCGCCGACTTGCGGCCCGGCGGAATGTTCGGGTCTGCATTGATTTTCGCTTCTGCATTGCGCATGGCTTGCTGCTGCGCGCTCACCGCAGCCTGCGCCGCCGCATTCTTTCCCTCCAGCGCTATGCCAACCGCTTCGCGCCCCAACCCCTCGATACGGTCAATGTCAACGTCAGTTGTCTCTTTGTACTTGTCCGCAATCCCACTTAGCGCATCCTGCACCTGCCCCGGCAACTGGGACGCATCCTGCTTGGCTTGGTCGGCAATATCGTCTGCCGCCTGTACCGTCGCATCCAGCCGCTCCCGCCCCTCAGCCAGTTGCGTCTCCGTATCTGCCTCACGCCCTGAAATGGCAGTTTCAGCTTTTTGCAGCGACTCCTCCGCAGCCGCCGTCTCGGTTTCAGCCAGGCCCTCCAGCGACTTCAAAGACTTCGCTCCAAACTCTCCAATTGCGGGCGCCTCAATTTGCCCAGTCTCAGGGTCCACGCTTCCCGTGAACCCGCTCACGTCTTGCGCAGGATACGTATGCAACCGCCCACTTTCATCCCGGTACACCTCCTCTCCCCCGCCGCTGCTAACGAGTGTCAAACCCGCTCGATCTCGCCCGGTACCCCCAGGCTTCCCCTGGTCGGCGCCCGTATCCGACCCAGTAGCTCCCTCCCTTAGCTTCGCCCCAGCACGAGCCTTGCCAATGGTGGGGACCGGTTGTGTCCCCGCGATTGTGCTGGTACCCGTACCCGTACCCGCACCCGCACCCGACTGCTCGCCAGCCCGCGCCTTGCGCCGCTTGGCGGTCCTGCTCACAGCGCTCCCGAGGCGCCTCAGAGACGTGGTCCGCGTTTGAGTCTCGTTTGGTGATGTAGGTGCCGTTGCCATGCTACTCTGTCCCACTGATTATAGGCCGGTAGACCCGCGTTTTCAACCCTACCCGGGCCGCGTGGATGCTTCAGATGCGGACAATTGGCCCCGCACCAACAGCGCGTCAATCTCGAAATCCATGTTGGACCCGTATGCCTCCAGGAATGGGTACAGCTTGGTGCCACCGCGATTCGCGCGCACGTTCACTTGGTCGGGCACGCGGTTTACACGCACCGCACTGGTTGTGAGCACTGTATCCCGCGTTCGCAGCCCCATGTCAACAAATGCGTTGGGATCGGACGCGGTGGTCTCGCCGCTCAGTTCCTCGATACTTGCGCTCATAGAATGTCCCACCTTCCGCGGAAATGGATCATCAGACCCCATTCCAGACAACCTGGCAAACCGCGCACGGAATACCACGGGCGCGATCGAGTAGCGGTCGTCCACGGACAGCGCGCCGGGCAAGCCGCTTACAGTCAACTCGGTGTCGGACACGCGGGCTGTAATCTCCACCTCCGAGGCAGCGTGATCGCCGGACAGAATATACGCGCTGTGGCCTACAACGTTTTGCGGAAACGTAGCGCCGCTGTCGATGATCGCTGTGGCTGAGGCTGACGTAACCTGCCCGTTTACAGTGTCGGACGCACCGGCGCCAACCATAGTGATTTTGCCGGACTCGCGGAAAGCGTCAATTACGCTGACCGAGCCGTTGGATGCAACCAAGTAACTGCGCTGTCCCGCGCCGTTGGATAGAACATCCTGGCCGTCAGTTACGAAAGCCCACGGGCAATTCACCACACGTGTGACGGCTCCAGTGGCCTCCCACAAGATGACCATTTCCTTCTTGTTCGTGTTCAGAAGAATGAGTGCGCCGGCAAACGAATCATACCCAAGTTTCACCTCGGAAATTGTTTTGCCCCACTGGCGGTCGTCAGTGATGAGCCGGTTAACGAGTTTGACGTTGCGCACCTCGTTGGTCAAGCCATCAATTTCCTTTACGCCGGTGGCCGTCAATACATAGAGCGTGTCCCCGGCCGCCACTGCGCCGTCTTGGCTCAGGGCCGAGATTTTGTTGACAATGCGGGTTACCGTAACGCCAGTGCCTGCTCGCGCTATACGGTACACAGACTTGTTCGTGAGAGCAAAGGCAACTGACGACCCCGCGTACAGATTAAGTACGTGTTCAGAAGGATCGTTTAGCGGCTCGTAGTTGAGCACAGGAAAGTTTTCCGGCTCATCAAGATTAATAGCACTCCAGACAATGCTCTCAGGCAAGCGGTCCTGCTTGGTCCACGATTCATCCAAACCGGCATCGTCCGGCGACGCCTGATCTGTAACCCCAATGAGCATGTTATCAAAGCCGAGCACGCGCTTCATGCGCGGTGCAGCCCCGAAGTCGTGATGTTCCGGGCTGTACTCCTCGCTGGTGAACAGCCCCTCATCTGCAATGTGCTCGATGTCACGCACGAAATCGGTAGTTTTGCCATCCACGTCTGCCACAGTAAGCTGCCAAGACGCAGACCCCACTCCACTTGGCTGTGTAAACAGTGGTTCGTATGGTCGGTACTCGTAGAGCCGCTGAACCGGTCGGTATTTACCCGCAGTCACCCCGGTCTCGTTGCGGGGTGTTCTCCAAAGACGGAATCCATCTACATGTCCAACCCCCCAATGCAACGGCGCTGTATCGGTATCGCTGATTTGGCGCCGCAACTGGTGATAACCAGGCGTAGGATTGTCTTGCGGAAGCCATAGTTTGTTGAACACGTAGCGTGCGCTCTCAGTTGCTCCCGCCCCAACAGAGTGTGTCTTGAGCCGCAAGAAGGACCGCAAGTTGTGTTTTTGTGATACAAGTTCGGCGCCGAATGTATACTGTCCCTCTGCCAGTGTGCGGCCGGAGGTGGTTACTTCCACGTTAAAAATGTTGGTGGGAGTGCCAATGCGGTCTGTGTTTACCGAGGTAACCAAACAGCGCTCCGGCAGGATTCCCGCAATGCGGCCTTGCCACCCACCAGCGTACCGGTCCCAATCGTTGACCTTGAAATCCCAAAAGTACGCTTTGTTGTAAGGTGGTGCCCTGAGATTTACAATGCTCACGGTACTAGTAGAGGCTCCCGAATTAACGAAGTACAAGTACCGCCCCAAGTAACCGATGTCGTACCGATCAAATGACGTGGGCTTCCAGTCAGTCCACAAATTGAAGTCTTCAAGTTGCACAACGTCGGCACTACCGTCTTCTGAATCGCGGTACGCAAAGTAGAGGGCTTTTCCGTCCGCAGTTTGGTTGTCCGCCAAGATGACCAGACCAGAAAGTGTGTAGGGTGATACACCCTTTTGCACACTTGCGTACCTGACCAGTTGGATGTTGTCAATTTGCTCAATTGTAGTTACGCCGGTCTCCGGCGCGGGGATGCCGTGAATGGACTCGCCGCCAAAGCCGGGAAACACGCGCAATCCACCCTCGTTCCGACCATCAACTCCAGTGGCTTCCACCAGCATCCGCGGATCAACAGCGTTGGGGGACATGCGCAAGTCCATGCCGGGAAACCACGGCCGGTAGAACCACTTTCCATGGTTGTCGTGTTTCCGTTCAGGCATTATTTCCGCACCACTACAAATTCGCGGGACATATCCCCCAGCAGCGCATTGAGTACCTGCGCAACATTCGCCACTGTAGGACTGGCCACATCCAGCTCTCTTGATACAGTACTGTCGTCGGACGCGTATAGCCGCCGTATGGGAGACGGCCCCTCTGCGGCAAACTCATCGCGCCCACCCCGCCTGCGATCCTGCGCCAGCTCATTCACTGGTACCATATCCGGCATTTGGCGGGTTGGCTTGTCTTGTTCCCACTCTGACTGCACAGACTCGTGCTGAAACGTCTCCTCTCCAACGATCAACGTAGGCGCCGCCGAGCGGCGCATGTCTGGCTCAAATGGCGATGCCAGTTCACTTGGGCTGAACAACCGAACGCGCGTTTCCCGCCCGATAGCCGACGTGCGCAGGTTCCCACGACCTTTTCTCACCGCCAGTGGCTCGATGTTGCGGTAACGCATGAATCAACCGGTCCCCACCAATGGCCGCTGTTATGGCAGTATCGGCCACA